TTCGCATTTATCTTTTTAGAAAGGAATCAAATATGAAGTACATATTCAGTCGCATTGGACTATTTTTGTCATGTGGCTTTATTTACTATATAATAGAAATACTATATAGAGGATACTCCCATTGGTCAATGTTCTTACTTGCAGGAACTTTGGGAATATTTTGCATAGATCCTATTAACAATATTTTATCATTTGATTGTGACTATATTGTTCAAATACTAATATCCACAGCACTATGTACGCTTGGAGAAGGAATTAGTGGTGTAATTTTGAATATATGGTTAGGGTTAAATGTATGGGATTATTCAACAATGAAATTCGGCACGTTCTTTTTTGGACAATGTAATATAGTATTTTGCTTTGCATGGATGACAATTATAGGTCTATTTGCGATTTTTTACTGTGATGCTTACAACTATTATATTGTAAAAGAAGATCCGTGTCCATATTATAAAATACTAAACAAACAAATTTTTAAGTTTAAAGAAAGGAAGAATTGATATGAACGAAATTTTAACACAACTTTGTTTACTTGGTATTGCTGTAGTTTGCAATATTTTATGTGGAACTTATTATAACGTAAATGTTAAAGATTTAAACTTTGACAGAATTAAAATGATTAACGGTATTGTCAAGGCTGTTATTATTGGTGCTATTGCAGTAGGAATGTCTACTGTATTTATGTATATGCCAGAACTTGCTGACACTGTAGGTGTAACACCAGAATTTGTTATTAACGCCGCCGTTGTTCTATATACGGCTAAAACTATGGTTGGACTTGGAAAGATTCTTGGTGTAAAGATTCAAGTAAATGAGAAGGAGGAATAATTTATGAGTAAAAAGATTATTGATGTATCTAGTTATCAAGGTAGCGTAAATTGGACTAAGGTTAAAAATGCTGGTGTTCAAGGTGCTATTATTAAAGTAATTCGTAAGGATCTTGATAAGGATAATCAATTTGAGGCAAACTGGACTGGGTGTGAAAAGGCAAATATGCCTATTTATGGCGTTTACAACTATTCCTATGCTACTACAACTACAAAGGCTGTAACAGATGCTAAAGCTGTTATTAAGGCACTAAATGGACGTAAAACAAAGGTATGGTTAGATGTAGAAGATAATTGTCAGAAGAAACTTGGAAAAAGATTAATTGACATTATCAATGCTTATAAAACAGAGATTGAAAATGCAGGACTAGAGTTCGGTGTATATACTGGTCTTAGCTTCTACAACAGCCATATCAAGCCATATGCAGGATATATCAAGTGTTCATTTTGGATTGCTAGATACCCGTCTACAGCGGTTGTAGCGGTATCTTATAATCCTTCTACTAATAAACAACCTAGTATTCATCATGTTCTTGAAGGTTGGCAATATAGTTCTAAGACTAAGGTTGATGGAATTAGTGGTTATGTAGATATGAATATCTGGTATGGTGACATTCCTAAGAGTAAGGATAAACCTTCTAGTAATAATTATCCAATTCCTACAAGATTAATTTATTACAGAAAGCCAATTCTTATGAAGGGTGAAGATGTAAAGTGGATTCAATATCATCTTGTTAGACTTGGATTCCTTGCAGAATTTACCGTTAATAAGAGAGGAAAGAAAGTAAATAATATTGATGGCATTGCAGGATCTAAATTTGAAGTTGCCGTTATGAAAGCACAAGAACATTATGGAGTAAAGGTTGACGGTAAGGTTGGATCACAAACAAGAGAAGTTTTAAGATGGAATTAATATTAAATGGGGATAACTTAATTGTTATCCCCATTTTTTTACTTTGATACTTTATTTTTCACAAATGAATAAATAGAATACAGCAGACTTTCTTTAAATTTATCTTCTTTTTCTTTTTTCTTTTTATAATATTCTTCCATATATTTCTGAAATTCTTCCCATTCTTCTTCACTAACTGGTTTTTCTTTCATTTGTTGAACCCATTCCTCCATTTCTTTTTGCAGTAACATTGTCATCATCTGTAATTTCATACTTTAGAAATATTCCTTGTGCAAATCTGTCACCTTGATTTAGTCTGCAACCTTTATTTCCATAATTGTGTAGTTTAAAGAAAATATGTCCTTCATTATCAGAGTAAAAATAATCGCTATCTACTACGGCTGTCTGATTGACGATACCTACTTCATATTTAAAACCAAGACTGCTTCTAATAATTCCAAAAAGAACAGTATCACTATCCATTTCACATCTAATTCCAGTTGGGATTTTTACAGAAGTTCCAACAGCAATGTTAATATCAATAGGACAATGAAAATCATATCCAGCCGAACCAGTTGTTGCTCTTGTTGGCAATTCAATCTTGTCGTAGATTGCTTGAATTTGTGGCTTTAAGTCAATCATTTCTATACAACCATCACCATGATCAATTACATCTGACATATTAAATGCTTTTTTGAAATCATCGTAAAATTGTTCAAATGATACCTTGCTAAATTGAATCATTATTCTTTTCCTTTCCAAATCTTATATGTTTTAATTGCCGTTAAAATAAATATAATAAGCCAAATTGTAAAAACAAATTTATATTCTAGTAAAAATGTAGTAAAAAGAATAACAAACTGTTCGCATAACTCCATTCTAATATCTGTTGCAAGATACTTATTTGGCTTTGGATCTTTATGTTCCGCTTCTGTTACATCAATAGTAATAATATTTCCCATATATACCTCCTTATTTTACTTGCATATTAATATTTGTTACAAGTTCTGCACCATCAATGTGTTGTCCCGCTTTAATGGCTTTTTTAATATTTGTTTTATCTGCTGATACCTCTGTTTTAGTTTTAATGTATTCCTTTGGAACAGAATCAATATCAGTGATATTTACAGATTCAGACTTACGGTAAGATAGTTTCATTTTTGGAGTTTCCATTTTATACTTATTAAGTCCAGCGGTGTCTACATTTCCGTCTTCATCTGTATATTGAGCCTTAATATAAGTATCAATACGATTTTTAATTCTTTCAGCTAAGTTTTCCTTTACTTTTCTACGTTGAGCAAGATTCTTCTCTTCTGTCTTAAATGCTTCAACCTCTGCATTAAGATTCTTAACAAAACAGATAGATGATTCAATCTTATCATTAAGTGCCATTTGAATTTCATCAAACTTAGCATTGAATTGATCTTCGTCTAATAGCTCTCCTGTATCTGGATCTACAGAATATTCTTCAAGAATTGCTAGTTGATCATTGATTTCATATAGTGTCATACTGTATATCCTCCTTGGCTTTCTAAAATTTCTTGTACTTGATTGTATAGATCGTCTAAATTACAATCCTTATATGGCGGCTCTCTATTAAATGTAGTATTGTAGTTATTTGTTACATTGAAGTAACTACTTTTAGCTATACAATCTCTAATCATTTGAAGTTCACGAATAGTTAAAGTAATGTTAATTTCTTTATCCCAAATATTAGGTTTTTTTGTTCCCGTCAATCGCATTTAAATTCCTCCATTTCTTTATTAAATCTTTTAATTTCTTCTTCGTCATTACTATTGATACTTACATAACAATATTTATTTCCAATCATTGTTGTTACTGCTACAAAACTCTTGCAATCTACAATATAATGATTATATGTTAAGTCAATATCTGATTGAAACGATTCCGCTTTTGCTACAATAGAATGAACATTATTTATTGTTACTTTAATCTTTATACCATTCACTGCAATCTACTCCTTCTGCAATTTCTGCATAGTCCCATTTAGCCGCTTTAGTCGTATTTTCAACAACATTAACAGACCAAGAAGTTCTTCCATCTAAAAAAACGATTATTTTGTTATTGTCCTTATCATATCCTGCAAAATGTCTTTTTAGTCTACTTTTACATTTATGATCCCAAACATAAACAGGTGTATCAACTGGAACTTTTGTCCAATCAATTTCTGGCTCTTTATATTCCGAATTAGCCCATTCTATGAATTTTTCGCTACAACTACCATAAACGTAGAAGTTACAATCTTTGCATTCTGTGTTATTACATTCAACTGGCTTATTATTAACAACGGCAGGGGAATGTCCAGCTTTACACACAATATCTAAAATTTCTTTTGCATATTTTTCTTTATTTAACATTATTATAATCCTCCATTTTATAATTAATCTTGACGGCAAGCCACCTTTTACATACTTGACATAAATCAGCACAATGATGTTTAATTATTGATTTATTTGTGTCTTGATTAATACTAAAAAGTGGCAATGAAAATGTATTTTCTGTAGCACTATAATTTGTAATTTCTTTACCGCAAATGTCACAATAGCATTTAGTTCCGTTACTTAATTTAAACATATTCCCTCCTTTTAAATTTCTTCATACATATATTCTCCTTTACTATTTGTATACCATATATGTTTAATTCCTCTATCACTAATCGCTTTCATACAACTAGGGCATGGTCTACACATACCTTTACGATACACAAATATATGACATTTAGACCAATCTATATTTACTTCTCTACTATTGATTAAAGCCATCATTTCAGCATGAATACATGGTAAATGTGAATCTGCGACGTAATCTCTGTTGTTGTCAGCTTCACGATATTTGTTATAGTGATACTGCATTGGATTTGTTTTATTGGTATTCCACCCAATACTAATTGGTCTGTTTTTATACATAATTACAGAACCAATATGAATATTTTTCTTATTGTAATCACTAAATTTACTTGCTTCTTTTGCTAATTTAAAACCTTTTTCTACGTTCATAATATATCTCCTTTGATAGACATATTATAACATAGAATTAAAGATTTGTCAAGCTAAATATATTCTCCTTTTACATGACCACTTAATACTCCTTTGGATTGCAGATATTCCATATATTCTTCAACTTGTTCAAATGTAATCAAAGCTGGTTCAAATTTAGGATCTTTATTAAGCATATGCTGATAATCATAAGGTTGGCAAAAATCTTCGTCTAATACATCAATACGAATATCTGAACCATCTTTAGGAATTGATGCGCTAAATGAAATATCAAAACCTCTATATCTTTTGGTTTTTGGAAATTTAATTGATCTACAAAAATACCAATTTGGTTCATAGTGATTAGTAAATCCAATCGCTTTCATTTCTTCATCTGATAGAATATGTGCTTTGATTTTAGCATTTACTCCATTACTATTTACTTTTACTTCTTCATTAAACATAAATATACCTCCTTTACAATATGTATTATATCATAAAAGAGGTATATTGTCAAGAACTAATATAATTCTTTTGCCAAAATTATTTTTTCAGATTTGATTGTTTTATTTACATCAATAATCCTCTGATTAGAAGAGCCTCTAAGATGTAATTTATAATCTTTAAGAGGATTGATAAATTCCCCGTCAATAAGATAATCAACAAGTCCTTCACGTAAACAATCTCTTGGAACATCTTTAATCATAAGTTGCTCATAGGTATATCCGCTCCATACAAATACTGGTTTACCAACTTCATATCTCAGTCTTTGTAAAAACCAATAAAAATGTTCTCCTTGGTCAAATGGTTCACCACCTAAAATAGACACACAATCAACATATGGATTATTACACAAAGAAATAAACTTATCTTCTACTTCTTTTGTCCATTCTTTTCCACCTTTAAAATTCCAAGTCTCTTGATTGAAACAGCCTTTGCAATGGTGAGAGCAACCTTGTACAAACAAAGAACAGGCTATTCCAATTCCGTTTACGATGTCCATATTTCTTATACTGGCATAACGCATAAAAATTCCTCCTTTCATGGATATATTATACCATAAAAGGAGGAAAATGTCAAGTATTTTTATTTATTAAATTCATGATTATCTAAATGAACATATCTATGAGCGATTTCATCAGTTCTTCCATCATTCCAGAAATTGCTTCCGATATAACCACAGGTACGTCTTGCCACATTCATTTTAGTTTGATCACGATTTCCGCAATTTGGACATTCCCAAATTAATTGATTATTTTCATCAATAATTTTAATTTCCCCGTCATATCCACATTGTTGACAATAATCAGATTTTGTATTTAATTCAGCATACATAATGTTGTCATAAATAAATCTAATTACTTTCAACACTGCTTCTATATTTCTTGTTAAGTCCGCACATTCAATATAAGAAATTGCACCACCAAGAGAAAGAGATTGAAATTCTGACTCAACTGATAGTTTTTCAAATGGATCTATTTCCTCAAATACTGGTACATGATAGCTGTTGGTAATATAATTTCTGTCATGACCGTCTAATTCTACAAAAATATTTTGTCCAAATCTTTCTTTTAATTTTTTGGCAAACTTATAAGTAGTTGATTCAATAGGTGAACCATATAATGAATATCCTAAATTATCTTGTTCTTTCCATTGATTGCATTTATCATTAAGAAAGTTCATAATCTTAATTCCAAAATCATGACCTTTTTCATGATCTGTCTGTGAACTATGAGTCATAAACTTAACACACTCATACAATCCTGCATAACCAAGGGAAATACTAGAATACCCATTAAATAATAGTTTGTCAATAGGTTCATGTTGATTCAATCTTGCCAAAGCTCCATCTTGCCAAAGAATAGGTGCTACATCAGAGGAAGTTCCTAATAATCTTTTATGACGTAACATTAATGCTCTGTGACATAATTCAGTTCTGCTTTCCATAAGCTCCCAAAATTTATCCATATCACCTTGAGAACTAAACGCAACGTCTGGTAAATTAATTGTTACTACTCCTTGATTAAATCTACCATAGAATTTATAATTCCCAGATTCGTCTTTCCAAGGTGCTAAAAATGAACGACAACCCATATTAGGAAAACAATTTCCTTCTTTTAGCTCTTTCATCTTCTTTTCAGAAATATAATCTGGAACTAATCTTTTAGCTGTACATTGTGCCGCTAGTTTTGTTAGATACCAGTATGTCGAATCTTCATGAATATTATCTTCTTCTAAGACATATAATAATTTAGGAAATGCTTGAGTTACATACACCCCTACTTTATTTTTCATTCCTTGTATACGTTGTTTCAAAAATTCTTCAATAATCATAGCAAGTTCTTTTTTATACTCATTAGTTTCACCCAAGTACATAAATACAGAAAGAAAAGGTGCTTGTCCATTTGTTGTAGACATAGAATTTATTTGATAGTTAAAAGTTTGAACGCCATCTTCTATCTCTTTTATTAAATCTTCCATTGCGTATTTATCAGCTAAAGATTCATTACAACCACGACAAATATACTTATCATATAATCTATTATAGCTATCTTTGACGAACGGAGCTAAATGTGTTAGACTGATTGTACAACCGCCATATTGTGAACTAGCAACAGCAGTAATAATTTGTGTTGCAACAGTACAAGCAGTTAAAAACCTATGTGGTTTATCAATATGAACTCCGTTAATAACAGTTCCATTTTGTAACATATCTTCAAGGTTGATCAAATCACAATTATGAAGAGTTTTTTGTCCAAAATAATCAATATCATGAAAGTGAATAATTCCTTCTTCATCTGCTTGTAGAATATCTGGAGGCATTAAAAATCTCTTTGTAATATCTTTACTAATAATTCCTGCCATATAATCTCTTTGAGTTGTAACAAGAACAGGGTCTTTATTGGAATTTTCTTTATTAAGATATTCATTTTTTCCATCTAACAAAGAAAGTAAATCTCCGTCCGTGCTATTTTGTACATATCTTTGATATTCTCTTACTTGTCTATATCCTTCATACGCTTTAGCTGTATTCTTTTGTTTGTATTTAATTAGCTTATCAAATACCATGGATTCTATTGTATAGATTTCTATTTCATTTGTGTTATTTTCTGTAAGCTCTTGTTCGATTTCTTCAGCAATCTTTAATGCAATTTTATCTTTGATTCCTTCGCCATAAGGCATTGCTTTCATAATTGCATTAAAAATTTTATCTTTGTTAAAAGGTGCTTCAGTACAGTCACGTTTAATTACATTCATCTAATCCAAATCTCCTTACAATCTTCTTCTTCTACGCATTCCATAAATTCCATATCTAAGAACTTTTGTTCAATCTTGTCAATATCGTTTACACCATACCACCTACTTTCTGTCTGTTCTCCTTCAAACCACAACAATGCAATGTTACAATAAGGTTGTGATTGTAAATAATCACCTAGTTTCATTTGTATATATTTATTCCTCCTTTCTTTCTTAATTCCAATTAATTGTTTGCCATGGAAAATTAATACAAAAACCATTTTCTTTTAAAACGTCTACCGTATTTTGATATTTTATATTATAATAAATTTGAGTTTCCCCTCTATCACACGCTTGATATATTTTATTGTAAACTTCATCTAGTTCCTGTTTGCGAATAAATTCTCTTCCTTTATTGGAAAGATCACTTGCTTCTTTCGCCGTAATATAAATTACTTCTTCCATATAATTACTCCCAATTAATTCTATATGTAAATTCGTTAAAATATAGTGATGCTTCTTCTATATTATAACCTAATTCTCTAAATTTGTCAAGGATAGGTTTTGGAATTTTTGTCGTAATAATCAAAACTCTGTTTCGTCCATGTTTTATTGCGTCTTCAATTTCTTTTTGTACATATAACTCAATGCTTAAATTTGTTTGTATTTTAGCTTCATTTGCTGTTATAAATTCCATATTAAACCTCCTTTACTTATAAAATGTATGCCCACTTTTGTCTGTAAACTGTTTTGTCCAACCATTCCATTCTTTTGTTACACTTGAATCACTTCTAAAAGCAATACAACCATTAGTAGTGTCTTCTATCATGTAAGCATACAACAGCGCATATACAGTAGATTCATCAATATTATCTCTTCCATAAGAAAATTGATTTCTTCCTGTTACAATTTCAATAGGATCGGTTGGAAACATATCATGCTCAACACGATTTAAAATAACACTTGCAACATTTACCTTTGATTCAAAACTAGCTTCATGAGCTTCTGTTTCAATACATTTTAACATGATATTGATTTGTTCTTCTGTAAGTACATCGTATGGTGTTTCTGGTAAATTATCTAAATCATATTGTTCAAACAATGTATGATAATATAATTTAAACCATGTGTACTTATCTTCTTCTTTTATAAAATTGATAGCTGATAACACCGCAAATGGTTCTGAATCTTTATATGCTTCAATGTTTTCATTCATTGTTTGAGTTTCATTTTCTAGTTGTTTATTTTGCTGTTTAAGGGCTGTATTAGCCGATTCTAGGGCTTCAATTTGTTCTTGCTTAGACTTTATTGTATAGCCCATAATAATTAAAATTAAAGCCAATAAAAATATTCCTATGCACTGAATAATATTGTGTTTCTTTATCTTCACTTTTTCCTCTCCTTTCTAATCAGTTATTTCAACTTCATAAGCATATAAAGCATCGTAAAGTTTTTGTGGAAAATAAGGATATTTATTTTTATAATAATCGGCTACTTCTTTAATGACTTTTTCTTTAGAGCTTTTATAAATATTAAAAGCCATGAGTATCGCTTTTTCTTGATTAATATTTTTGTCCGTTATATACTTCATACTTCTTTTCTTTATAGTGTCATTAAATATGTATGCTCTATATTGGTTAGTTCTTTTATCTATACTAACGCCTATAGGAAGATTCCCTCTTGCATTATTGCATTTTGTAAATAAACAATTTATATGATTATTCACCAAAATGCAATTATTTGGACTATATGTTTTATTATTTTTATTTAAAATATCTTTATCTAAAAAATACACTCCGTCATATCCCCATTCATTACTATACCACCATTTTGCAAAATTTTGAAAATTATGCCATTCTTCACAAACGGTACAATCTTTATATGTTGGATATTTGTCTGAATATTTTTTATCATAACATCTTGTGTGCATATGACTCCATGCTTTATACGCTATCTTATTTTCTTTAGAATTATATTTTCCCTCTCCTAAATATCCAACTCCTAAAACTGTTTTAGCGTATGGAGAATGAACTCCTTTGCTTAGAATATATTTTTCTCTTGTTGTTTTTAAAACGCCATTGTCAAATTTAATTAAATAGCCAGAAGAAGTCTTTTTTATTATTTCAAATTGTTCTCCAAATTTGTTAGTATATCTATCTCCGATATTAAACATTATTATATTTCTCCTTTAATAATCTTTCCAGATTTGTCAATCTTTCTTGAATATTATCAATCATAATAGCATTTGCAAGAGTTGTAGGATCAATAATTTCAACAACTTCTTTCCTTGTTCTACTCATATCTGTATAGATAATATTCTTATTTAAAGACTTTTCAAATTGCGGAGTTACTAATGTAATTACATAAGGGCATTCGCTACCTTGTAGTTTATAGCTTGTTAAACTATAAGCAAGTAATAAATTATCTTGTAATTTCTTGTCAAATACAATAATATCTTCATCAAATTGAGCAATAATATTACCGTCATCAATGTCCAAAATTCTACCAATTTCACCATTCATAACAGAAGTTGTTTCAACATCATTACTTGTAAGTGAATTGCCACTATTTTTAATTTCATTATATCCACTTAAAGTAAGAATTTCATAAGTGTTTTGACAGTTAAGAATAATATCATTTACTTTGAAAAAGACTTCTTTCTTTCTAATTGTCTTTTTAATAAATTTACCTTCTTGAATATCTGGATTTACAACTTTTTGTATCTCATTATTTAAGTTAATAGTCCCAAAATCTGTTACGTTCCAACAAGTGATAACCGCAATATCAATAGGTTTAATTCCTCTGTCTAAGAATCTTTTATATTCATCTACAATTTGTTGAACTTCTCCATTGTACCTAACATATGTGTAATCATTATTTTTACCCACAGACACTCTATCTTTGTTATAGTCAAGTTCTCCAATGTAAAATTTCTTATCATAAGCGTCAGTAGCCATTTTATATAAGCCGCCTTCACCATATCTAAATACGTGAGTTAAATTACAAACGGGAACAATATTACTGTTAATAATATCACGCATAGGACAACCACATGAAATAGGAGCAATTTGTCCCAAGTCCATATTGATAACGATTCTTGCGTTTTTATTTGCAATAGAATTAATTAGCATACACATAAGATCAATTCCAATCATTGAACCTTCTTCAATAATAAAAACATCTGACCACATTCCATCTGGATTAGACAAACAAGCCTTGTGAATTGTTGAAGTCGGTCTTCCATTGGTTAGAATTTTAAGTGCCTTGGCTACCCTGCCCGTAGGCGTTAGTAAACTATATGTCATATCATTATCTTCTAGCATATTAATTAAGGCTAATGTTGTTGCCGATTTCCCCGTTCCACCTTTAGAATTTACGATTGTGATATTGCTTTCACAAAATGTTTTTAGAATATTTTGCTGTTCTTCCGTTAATGTTCCATCTTTAATTTTGTTATACTTAGTATAATCAATGTCTAGTTTAGTAGAATTTTTACATTTATCAACAATGAAATCAGCAATTCTACATTCTGCCATATAAGTAGCCATAATTGACACTGTTTTGTTCTCTTCGTCATAATAAAATAAATCATTGTTTGTAACAACAGGAACAATTAAAGGTTCTAAGTCTTTTGCTTGTGTATACTCTTCAAGAATATAGTTATACAAAGCATTTGCATCTAATAAAGTATCACCTTCCATTACTTCATTTCTTTCCAGCACACTTAAAATTAAATAAGCACATCTCATTTCACTTACTTTTAAATCTTCTCTTAATTCCATAATCATTCTATCAGCAAATTCAAAAGAACGATCAAGTGTTGAGATTAAGACTTTATAAGGATTAGATTGAATTTCTTTAGCAATATGCTCTTCATCAAGATATTCTTCAATTAACTTCTTGCAGTCAGAAATATCTAATTTCCATTCTTTTAATTTGTTCATAATATTAAGATACTTATATTTTGTATTTAATTCTCTAATATAAGCATTTAATCTACATTCACCAACATTGTAAATTTTGCTTAAATCAAATGCTTCTTTCCCTTTAGTTAATGCAAGCCATATAAAATTTTCATAAGCATCTAATACATAATTTGCCTGAGAAGAAGTGGTAATTTCTTCAAGAATTTCTTGTGAGCGTTCTCTTGTTAAATGTTCAAGTTCTTCCATATTGATTGATGGTGCTGAAACAACTCTGTAACTTGTTCCATATTTATCTGTAGATAGTTCTTCTACTTCAAGTTCATATTCTTTACCCTCTGATAAATAACTAAGTTCCCCTTTTAGTGTAATGCAAAAATATTGATTTAGTTTCAAACTGTCGGGAAACGGAGGGATAGGTGAAGCTCCAAATATAAAAAAATCATTATTCTGAAATACTTTCTTTGTTATTTTAAATTTTGCTTTAATTGTTTCACTCATTTTCTACTCCAATTCTCTAAATAATTAGCTATTTCTGTTATGTAATTTCTTGATTCAATATACTTATCTATACTTTCTTGAATAAATTGAATAACAGCTTGTGTACTAGAAATTTTTACTGATCTCATACAAGAATCATATGAATATATTGTAATCCATATATAAAACAATAGAAACTTTTTCTTTACTTTTACATTACATTGTATACCTAAATTATCTGCGTTGATATTCACTTTGAAAGTATAGCCATCTTTCTCTATAATCTTAGTCATAATATTTATATCTATTCTCCTTCTTTTTATTGACAACTTTAAATCCTTTTCTTGCTTTATATTTATCACAGGTCTGACATAATTTCTTTTGTTCAGCATTTCTTCCTTTGTCACATTTACCTTTACAAATATAATAAATACAAGGTGCTAATCTTTCTTTAGACATAAAATTCTCCTTTTAATAAATTTTTTCATATTCGTCAGTAATCCAATTATATTTATATAAACAAGGATATGTCTTTGGAGTTTTTATGTTCAGTTTTCTTTTCCATTTTCTACTGCAATTAATAAAATATAAAAAATCTGTCTCATTTTCAAAAGCTACTTCTCTCGTATCAAAAGCTAATCCTCCAATGTCCCATTCTCCAATTAAATTCCCATTAAAATCCCATGCTAACATAAAAAATAACCTCCTTTATTTGATATAGTAATTATACCATAAAAGAAGGTTATTGTCAATAACTATTTTGTCATATCTATATATTTTTGAAGAGTTTTGATTTGGTTTAAAAAATATGTAACTTGAACATCACAAGGAATCCACATACATTTATCATCAAAAACGAATGAGATGTTCCAATTTTTTGTTTTTACTATATACTCATTTGGGAAATCACAATTAAGCCCTATTAATGCATTGCTAAAATATTTATATGCCTCCTCTGATTTAATTACAACATATTTTACATTATCAGCAACATCCTCCATATTATTAAGAGAAATGAGGGAACCTTCTTTATCAAAACAAAGCAATGTATCTTTTAATCCTTGAAGTTCCAAATCTTTTTCATATTCTTCACATCTCCACCCTTCTTTAAATTTTGTTCCATCACAAGCAATATATGTTACTTCTGTTGTCATAGTCAATCTTCCTCCAATGCTATGAATTTATTTAACTGTTCAATATGATTTGTTAAGTCAGAAATCATATCTTTAATTCTAGTCCATTGTTCATTGTCCTTATCATAAATAAAAGAACATGGAAAATTCTTTACATCAAATTCAACAAATGCCATACCTTCTTCTTCAAATATTTTATCTATGTATTCATATGCTTTTTTAGTTCTACAGACAATAGTATTGGCAATATATGTTAAATTATCATCTAATAAATCAATGTCATCATCATATTCGTCAAAGACAAATAGCTGATCTTTTAAATTAGAAATAAGGACGTTTTCATAATTCTCACAATCATTTTTACAATCAAATTTTTTACCATCAAATGCAATGTATTTTGTGATTTTTTCTGTTTTCATTTTTATTTTCTCCTTTATACTAAATATTTTTTGTGCTTATCAAGTTCTTTTTGTAATTTTTCTATATATTCAGTCAAATTCTCGTATTCTTCTGTAAATTCATTGTAAAAAATAGTAATTGGAAATGATTTTACTTCTACTGTGGCAGTAAGTGGACGGTTATATCCAGCCATAATATCATTGATATAATCAAATGCTTTTTGGTCATAACACTGAATATATGTAGAATAATTATATAATTTATAATCATTTAAATTATCAATTCTTTCTCCGTCTTCATCGTAAACAAATAATGTATTTCCATATTGAGTAGCCATCATCTGTCTTTCATATTCTTCACACTTAGAATAATCATCAAACTCAATACCGTCAAACGCAACGTAAATTTCTTTTTTTGTCATAAACTAATCCTCCAAATATTCACTAAGAGTGTCAATTTCGGCTTGATATTGTGCGATTAAGTTTTTTATATTATACCAGCCATCATTTTTCCACACAAAGGAAGCTGGAAATGTATTTTCTTCATAAACGATAATATCTATATAATTTTGTTTGCAATTAATATTAAAATATGCAAGAGCTTCTCTTGTCTTACATACTATATATGTTCCACGTTCAGCAATGTCATCACTTTCATTGTCTATGATTTCCCCATTTGCATCATAAACTTCTAAAAAATTACCTGTTTCATATTCTATACAATTTTCTTTATTGGTAAATTCCTTACCGTCAAATGCAATATAAACTGTCTTCTCTGTCATTTTTCTACCTCCACTTTTAATCCTTCATCTCTTAGACAATCTGCAATTTCATCTGCTGATACTGTGAATCTAAATGCTTCCCCACTTGTCATAATTAAACTATAAGCCAAACTTTTGCACGCATCTTTTAATAATTCTACGTCATCTGTTAAAATTTTAATCATAATAAAAATCTCCTTTCCATTTGATACTTGTATTATATCATAGGAAAGGAGATTTGTCAAGGGTTAATCTATACTTTTTAATATCGTATAATCTTTTAAAATTTCTTCTGTTTCTTCGCTTTCAGTCCATTTATTATTGTCCTTAATACGTTTTTTTTGGGTTCTTATGGCAATACGAATTATGTCTCCACTCTTACATGGATGATCTTCATAATTACGTTTATTTGCCTTAATGAATATGTTCTCTCCATCATTAACATGATATAAAGTAACAAATGGAGTATTATATTGATTTAACTCTACTTCTGATACGATGTAAATATTATCATCTGCTGATTTATCAATCAATTCTGTATAACCACTAAGCCCTAATTGATAAGCCATTGTTTCAAGTAATGTAATAGGTTTATATGCATACTTTGTAGAAACAAAATCAACAATTCCTTGATAATTATTTAGAATATATTCCATTAAAGAATCATTATCAATTTCTTTGAACATTTTTTCTGTTTCTTTACCACAAAATCGTTTAATCTCATATATATTTAATCCAAAGTTTACACATTCATCTTTTTTTAATTGTTTACATTCTCTTAATCTTTTCATAATAGAATCAACATCATTATAAATATTCCATTGATTTATTATATAATTAACATCACCATATTCGGCAAAATAATCTAACTTGAATAAAATATCAATACTCTTTTTATTCAAATCACTTTGTAATAAATCTTTAAAAATAAAGAATAATCCATCATATTCATTTTTATGTTGGCTCATATTATATAAGATTTGTGGTGCTACCTTTTGCATATTCTTTACGCTTGCCATAGTTTGATTGATACAATTATTTTCTCTGTCAATAGAAAATTGTCTATTATCGTCACCAAAAGCAATAGGTTTTAATTTGATACCACGTTTAAGCATTTCTTTCTTTAATGCCGCAACTTTATCTTTGTCACCTTTGTTAGTGTATCTTTGTAATGTTACTTTATAAAATTCTAATGGATAATAAGCCTTTTGCCAAGCAAGTGTAACACTATCAATAGCCATACAATAAGCATGAGCAGAATTGAAACCATAAGAAGCACTATCCTCAATTACTTGCCATACTTTTTCAGCCATTTTCATAGCATTATCTTTATCTGTTGTTTCTTTTGTATTCAGTATAGCTTGTGCAAAATTAGGAATAAACTTTTCTTTTGCTTGCGTAATCACATAATATTTCTTTTTGCTAATAGCTTTAATGATTGTATATGTTTCACTCATAGGAAATCCTGCAAATCCTAATACTTTCATTAAATGCTCTTGATATAAAATAAATGAGCTTGAACAATATTGGTCTTGAATAAGGTCATCAAAAGCCTTTATTCCATAATCAAAGTGTTTACGTTGTTCAAATGTTTTATACATTGATTGAAATGATGGTCTAATTCCAGCTACAAATTGTGTCAACTCTGAAATGTTCTTTGGTTTAAATCTCATAACTTTTTCAGTAGACTTTTGTTGCTCACATTGGTTTACACACATTGTATAACCATTAGCATAAATATCCCAAGTCTTACTGTCATTGTCAATCTTAGCAAGTAATTCGTTTACAGATAATGGTTCAATCCCTATCTCTTTATAAATATCATATGTCAATCCAATAGAATCTACAATGAGGTAGTCCTGCTTCAACATTCCGAAAGCATCAATAGTGCCACTTTCAATAACCGCAACAAAAGTTTCTTTAGCTTTATCTCCTTGTGATTCAGATTTTACCATGATAACGCCAACTTCTTCTACAACATCAAAATCTGCACAAATTGTGCCGCAAGGATGTGCTTTCAAGTTATCTACAATTCCCATGTATTGTTGGCAACCATCAATTAAATATCCATATTTTTCTTTATCAACATAATCGTAAATATCAATAAATTCTTTTTCATCATCATCTGCGTGTTTTAAAGCGTTTTCATATTTACTAATTTGCTTTGTTACAGTATTGGCTAATTGTGGATCAAGATTATATGCTCTTGAATACATTTTAAATGCAGATTTATAATGTAATGTACCTAAAGCCAATAGATCAAATGTTCCTTCTTCCCCAATTATATCCTTTTGTGCTTGTATAAATGGTTCTCTTGATGATACATTGTGATCGATGTCTGGCGGCGTATGAGAATCCAATACTCTTTCTTTTGTTAAAAATCTTTCAGAATACATAAGCACTGGTGAATTAACTTTATCTACTTTTGTAAATCTAAATAATTTATTCAAATAACAAGATACACCGCTACCTCTACCACTAGGAGTCAATATGCCACCATATTCATCAATTCCATGCTTCATTATTTCATAAGTATCAATGAAATAATCAGCCATGTTACATCCTTCAATTTCGGCTATATCATGCTTAATTTCTTTAATATATTCATCATACTTATCTGTATTAATATCATTAGATTGTCTTTCCCATTCATATCTAAGGATATTCTCAAATACTTCATTTCTTTGTTCTTGTGTTAAATCACGATATTTTTTAGCCACAGGAACTTTTAATGACCTATCCAATATAATGTCATCAAATGTAAGAATAATATTAGTATTTTCTATTGCTTCTGTAATTTCTTCATCACTCAAAATTCCTTGTTCTTGAAATCTATTAAAGAATGTTTCATAACTTGGTAAATCCATATACCAACCTTGTTCATCTTCATAACTAATCTTATTAGATTTTAACAAGTCATCTCTATCTGCCATTTGTGATTCAGTAATAACATGACTATCAGTTCCAGCTATAATTGGAATATTATATTTATAATGCAATTCCATAATATGAGCATTTATTTCTTTTTGTGATTGTGTATTGTGTGGTTGCACTTCAAGATAAAAGTCTGTAAAATGATTAAATAATTTAATCACAATTTCATCAATTTTTGAATAGTCAACTGTATTAGTATTATCACCAAATGGCAAATCTCTATCATCTATTGTGTATTTATTCCAAAATGCAATACAATTATGAACAGAAATCCCTTCTAATTTAAAAGAATGTACGTTATTAACATTTAAACAATATACATATCCATTGTAAAAATATTCTGTTTTTTTATTGATTCTTTTTGCTAAATATTTTTTGTTGTTTATCGTTAATATTTGTTTAGAAGAATATTTTTCTTTATCATTTACATCATAACTAAATAGTTCATTTGAATTTTCAAATATTTTCCAATATTTATTAAATTTGATTGAATTGATTTCTATAATATAACTTGTTTTATGATTTATATTATTTTTATCAATATATGCATCTTTTTTTATACAAGAACATTTAATTCCATTTCTTTCTAAAATATGTGCAACATCATATGCAAGACATTCTGAAATTGTGGCAAAACTTACTTTATTATTTGAAGCACAACTCCCATCTCCTAGAAATAATCCCTTAATAAAGCTCATTTGTAATTTAGGATTTATTTGTTTGATAAAATTTGGGACATTTTTATTTATTGCAAATTTATTCACAAAATAATTAAATAATAATGTCATTTCTTTGCTATGAATTAATACAGACATTGCATTACTATTTTTTTTATTTTGTATTACTGCGTGTTTATTAAGATACTTTAAAGAAAATTCGTCAATAATTTTAAATAAATTATCTTCATTTTTATTTAAAGTAAAACATAAATAATTGTTTTTTTTATTTGTATTTCCTTCTGCAACATATAATCCCAATACTTTTAAAAATAAATCATCTACATTTATTTTATCTTCTAAAATCGGACTCTTATTCTTTCTACCTAAATATAAATTATTTCTATATTCATATAATATTTCTGGAACTAAAATATAAGGAACGTTTGAACAATCTTCATCTATTGCATCTAAAATTCTATCAGAATCAGCTAAATCTTTAGCTTCTTTCCAAACTATTTCTTTTGTTAAATATCCGTGTTTTTTTGTGACAGTTGGAAACTGATGATTTTCTGTGCATTTAATATTTTGGAAACATCCTTCTACATTTATTTCAAACATCCTTCCATCATATTTTCTTTTTGTTGGGGATATTACATTCTCCCAAGTTCCCATGTGACTTAAAACCTTATCATTTTGTCTTATTTCTGATATTTTCTTATAGCCATTTTTTGTCAATACTTTCATACCTTCTTCAAAACAAGCCGATGTAACGAACACATCATCTTTTGGTAATGATAAAAGAATATCTAAATCCATTCTATTTTTATAATAATACCCAGTTTTAAACGATTCATAGATTGCTCTATTTATTTTCTTACGACCATTTTCATTCTTTGCTAATAAAATAATGTGGCAATTACTTGAATCAGAAGAATTTCTGTCTTTTACCCAATATGCTTCTGTACCAAATACAAACTTGATTGGTTTATAATTAGGATTTGATTCAAGATTCTTTTTATTAAATTTTTCAAGGTCATCATAAATCTTAAAATAATTACCTTGCCATCCGTGTTCAACAGTTGAATAAATTGTTGATATACCTTGGTCTGCTAATTTTTTATATTCTTTAAAATAATCCATAGGCACAAGTGGAGAATCTTTATTATATCTATGTGATAAACTCGTATGTTTGTGATAATTACAAAATGATAAATTTTTACAATTATTCATTTCCTTTATCTCCTTTTCATATTTATTCAATTATAACACAAAAGACCACCTTTGTCAAGTGGTCTTTTTATTAAAATTATGTCACAACTAACATAATCCATTAATTTATGTTAATTATAACATAAAAAAGAGCTTTTATTAAATTTGTTCAAATGCAATAGACTTTGTAGCCCACATTGCACATTCCTCTAATTTTGTAATTGCTAAAGATTTTTCACGACTATTGGCACAATAGTTCTCAATATATTCCAACAATTCTTTTTCCTTATTTCTTAATTGTTCTATTCTATCTTTTTGTTCACTAGTAAAAATAACTGGACTAAATCTTGTCATGTTTTAATCTCCTTATTCAACTTTTTCATAAGTCTTTTCAAAAATATCTGGTTTACAAGGATAAAGTTCTCCATTTACACCTTTGATAATATAATCACCATCAGATACATGATGAACCCCTTCTAATGTAGAAATATATAGTTCAAATGAATCATAATATGATGTGCCGTTATTAATTGATTCTAAAAACCAATCTGGAAAATTTTCTTTATTATTTTTTCTATATTGAAACGCTTCAATTACAACTGGTTTCTTTCTGTATTTTGACATTTATTAATCCTCCGCAATACATCTATTTTCAAACTTTTTATAAGCGTCAAAATAAAATTCATCTTTCTGCTTATTATATGTTACTTCATAATACATTCCATCAAACAGCGTAGTTGAAAGCAATGCTTTAATATTGCCTAAAATAAATGCGTTCCAGACAATAAAAACTTCAAAATATGGGACTTCATCTGATTTATCTAAATGTTCTACTGTATAATCATATACAAATTGTTTTGCCTTTTCACAAAATTTTTGGTTTGTCATATTGTTATTTTCCTTTCAAAATTGTTCAATACACATATCAAAAATAGCGCACACTAAATCTAAAGCATCCACTTGAGCATTATCATTTTGACAAATATACTCACTACCACACTCCACAGCTAATTCATGCGTATTTGCATATTCTAAAATAAGTTCTTTTAATTTATTTATATTGATATTAAAATTCATATTACGCTCCTTTCAATAAAAGGAGTGAATAAAATACTCACTCCTTTTTAGTTTAATTAAACTTCTATATTTCTTTCTCTAGCAAAAGCAACTAAGTTATTATAAATTGTTTCCAATTCAACCAATTGGCTTTCTTTTGCTTCTGAAATTCTTACACCTTCTCCAAGTTGTTTATAGATAATATCCTCTACTTCTTCTGGATATAATTCAAACAATGCGGTTACATAAGGTTCAATACAATCTAGGTAATCTTGCTTGGTATATCCATTAGAATCCATTGTAAATGATACTAAATCAGCACCATAATTTTCAGCAGATCTCTTTTGCGCTTCTTTCATAGCTTCAATCAAATTCTCTGCCGTAAATGGATTGATGATAGGCTGAATATCAAACCGTGATCCAGCATAGTACTCGGCAGTTTCATGTGCATATGCAGTAGACATAATTGTTTTTCCAGTTGTTTCATCAACTCCATTACCCTTAATATAAAATCTAAAATCGCACATATCCTTTAAAAATCTAGCTGAATCTTTTACAGAATTAGAACCCTTTGGAACAATCTTAAATACGCCATTTCCTACTGCTTTAATCTTCCCACCTACTACTTGCTGTTCCTTAACTTCAACCAATTCTTCATGCATTATAAAAATCACTGTATAACCACAAGAACATAGTTTGTTAATATCTGATTTAAATGCCGTTCTATAAAGTGCATAACCATTTGGCAATGATGAATCCGCATTCATCTCACTCACATCTCTTACGCCATATTCTCTTGCTGTTGCATTAGCATAAATTTCAATAATATCAGTGGCAGTGTCAACGACAATAGTTTGGAACTTTTCTTTCATTTGTTCCATAGTTTTTTCATCTGTTAATTGCTTTACAACATCAACAAAATCCTTCTTCTGCTTAATCGGCACTTTATATCCTTTAATTGCCGTTCCTCCAGCTTCTCCCATTAATAATAATGGCTTTGGAAATCTCATAGCTTGAGGTGTTTTTCCAAGTGTGTTTCCACCATAAATAAGGATTTTCAAACCTTCAATTCCATAAGATACTCCACTTTCTTCCAAACCTAATAAGTTTAAATTTGCCATCTTCTATTTACCTTTCTATATTCACTAATAATAATCAATTCTCTAAAAGGGCAGACATTACATCTGCCCTATATCTCATTTTAGAACGGAGATTTCTTTGTTGAAGAACCAAATGGATTAACTTTTGCTGTTCCAGAAGCTCCCTTTGGAGAACTTGTCTTTGACTTAGTTCCTTCTTCCTTCTTCGTCTTTACCATGTTTTCTATTTTGATATCACGTTCATTTAGTGCTTGCTTTACAGTATCCACATCTACAAAGTACTCATTCTCTTCGTCAAATGGTTCATCTCCTCTAAATACACTACATTCTGTTACACTAAATCCACTTACTCTATGTGATTCTCTACGTCCAAATCCACCAGTAGTTTGCTTTTGCTGTCCAACTTGCTTTGTGATAATTTCGTAATACAGCTTTACACTTTGACCAACTTCATAGAATGAAGTAAAATCATCTACAAGGTCTTGCTCTACAATGAACGTAAACGGAATTACTTCTGCATTACGATTAAAAGTATAAAGTGTAATCTTTAGTCTGCCAGTTTCTTCTCCATCAGAACCCTTTGTTTCTGGAATAATCTTTCCAATTACACCTGTAATTTCACAGTCTGCAATATCATCTTCTGGAACACTAGATGAAGTGATCTGGAAGCCTTGTACTTGTTGAATTGACTTCGGTTCAAATGTATTCCCGTCAATATAAAGATTTTCAGCTAGATTTCCGTCAATCTTTACTCTTGTTGGTGTACTTTCATCCTTTACAGCCTGTAGCTTTGTTACATACTTATTCATTACCGTTTCCATTGAAGTAAACCTTGGATTATCTACAATATTTCCATTGTCATCTAGCTTCTTTTCACTTACTGGGAAGAAATCAACCCCCACAGTCATTCCATTCACATCGACTGTAAACATAGGATTTCTAAATTCCTTCTTTGCAATATGTCTACATTGTACTTTCTTTTCTACTCCATTTACTCCTCTTAGAGTGACTTCCTTAGTTGTTTCTTCAAGATTCATTTCATCAAGAGTTCCAATAACTTGTGTGTTGTTCGTACTTGGTTTAATTTCGCTCATTTTTTAAATTTTCCTTTCTTATTCATATAATTTTTCATTTATAAATATCACTCCTTTGGAGATAATACAATAAATTTATAATTTAACATAAGGCATTTCACCCTTATTTATTCACTGTCTTGCCATAAAATAAATACTGTATTTTTGTCATCGTCAAGATAATCTTTAATTGTATCTAATACAATTTCATCTAAGTCAATAATACAAAGTCCTTCCATATCCACAATATAAATAGTATGTTCAACTTCGCTCCTTTTTTCTTCAGTTAATCTACAAATAATTCTATTTTTAACTTCTTCACTACTGATCTGCTTCCACATTCTTTTCTCCTCTTGCTACTTTTTCAATTACTTCTTTATTCTTTAAATTATTTTCAATGAAATTTTTCAGCTCTTCCATTGTACAGTTTTCGTTGATTTTATCAAGATACATTTGACTAGCTGTTTCAAAACCAATCATAATGTTTTTAATAAAGTCTTTCTTTAGACTTTGTTCGTAATGATTGATAATATTTGCCATAGCCTGTTTCTTAGTTGGTTTCTTTTTGTTCCTACTTTGCATTGCCATTATTAAATCACCTCATCTCTATCACATACTGGACATAACCAATCTACAAAATACTCTTTATTATTATATGGTAGTTCGTCATGTGTTTCGCAATATTCATAAGGTTGTAATTTTGTACCACAATCAATACAATATTGTTCTTCATTAAACCAATCAACAATAATACTCTTTAATGTTTCATCTTCTGTAGAATGGTAAAGATAATACAAAATATTTTTTGTTAGTTCTTTTCCTTCTTCTCCGTCTTTGTGAAAATAATCTGTAATCACATTAACAACTTCATATGCAAAATTTTCCATAATTTCTCCTTTCTGATAAAATAAGATTGAGGGATTTATTGGACACCCAATATAGGTGTCCTTATCGGAAAGGAGGTAAAAATGAAAAACAAATATTAGATACCCAATAAATCCCTCAATCTATATGTATTATATCATATTATTTAGTTATTGTCAAGTAAAATTAACTCTTGTGCATAAGGCAACTCTTCAACCCATTTACAAAATGTATCTATCCACTCTTCTTTAAGTCTGTGATGTCTACGTTGAAAATACATATTTCTAATTTCCGCATAATTTGTATCCCATGTTCTCATTTGGTCAAATCCTTCTGGCAACATACGCTTTGCTCTAACAAGAAGTCTGTTCATCTTGTCACCATCTTTTGTTGTCTTTTGTATTTCTTTATATTCCAATCTCAAAGATTCAAGTTTATTTACCGTATAATTCCACCAATCAAGATCTTCTCCACAAATAGTAAACATATCTAACGTGATAGGTTCATTATTGTTAAGTAACTTATGCATTGTTGAACAACTGTTTTTTACATTAAAATGATATGTGTCCGCTTCACTCCACCAATATCTAGGCATATCTACGTCAACTGCAACATGAATCATTCTCATAAATTTACTGTGTTCAGAACCAGCCTTAATAAGAGATTGCGCAAGCTTCATATCATTTTCTCCGATTACAAAATTTGCATCTTTATTGACACAAATGCTCGGATTGTCATATTCATAATAACTATCACTCTTGTTCCAACTATTCATTGGGTTTCTAGCACCCCTCAATGCGTGTTCAAAACCCCAAACTTCTGTATTTCTAAATTCCATTAATTTTCCTCCACAATATCAATAACCATTCCATCATTTAGAACTAATCTTTTACCATTATTATAAAATCTTAAAGCATCTTCTAATGTGACTGAATCCAAATCAAACATATCTACCATAATTATTACCTCCTAATCAATCAATTCAACTTCTGAGTAATTCCAACACAATCTTCCATTCTTTTTGTCAATCTTATTTAAAATTGGATTGTCAAATTCGATACTGCTTATATATCCTTCTTCGGTAAATTTCCCACCATATCTAAAATACCCAATCTCATCAATGTATAAATCAAGGTTTGTGTACTCCTTCTTTATTTCTTCATGTTTTTTAGTATTTAAAATTCTTACTTTCTGACCTTCTTTAAACTCCTTCCCAATAAGATTACTAGAGGAAATATTTTTATCTACTTTATTAAGACCAACTCTTTCAACACAATTCTTCACTGCTTCTTTAAAATCAAATTCATCTTCTTTTACATTTCTTCTAGTAGAACTTCTATTTACAATCTTTCCATTTTCTTTATATACACAGTTTGTTGTAATGCCATCTTTGCATATAATATGAAGTTCGTATGTTGCTGAATAATGGTTAATGTCATGACCAACTACATATTCTCCGTATCCAAAGGGAATATTAAATTTTGGTTCTGAAAAACCATTAACCTTTTTATCCCATTTAACTATAAAGTAATTATCAAGTTCTTTAAAGCCCATAATCGTTCCAACATTTCCCTTTTTTGCAAAAGTCAGATCTGAAACAGCTATTACTCTATCACCTACTTTGAAATTCATAATTATACCTCCTTAAATAAATATTGAAGTTATACACCCTGTCTCAAACTTCATTGTAATTGAACCCTTGAACACCAATTACTCACCACTTTGGTCTTTTTAAGCTAAAGACTCTTAAACTTCACTTTTTTAAGTTTTAGTCAATAAAAAGTTTACGAAAAAGTTGACTTTTTCAACAAGCAGGAATCGAACCTACAATCTTTCCCATCAACGGAATTGTATTTCCCAAAATACCTTTGTTGAACCTTGTAACACTTACTAGCAACAATAAATGTTACTCTACCCTCCACTCTTCTCAATCCTCAGTGTCACATAGTATAAATATTATCTAGGTTTAATCGACCTCACCTTAAACGGAGTTGTACATCAACTCACATGGAACAGTTTCACCATTAAATGCACGTTTAACGATACGCCCAAACTCCAACTGCCAAGTCATTTCATTTTCTTTTTGAACTTTAAACCAACTCAAGTCTCTGGTCTACTAAGAAAAGACTAAGAACCATCTACCGACCCAATCTAATCAAAGAATATCTTTCTGGCAGACTAGCTACTGACCACCTTAATTAATATCTTCTTTCTCGGCTTTCCATTAAACATATAGCCCAGGATGTGTTACAGGATTCTTACCTGTGTTTCTTTTTCTCAAGCGTCTTATTCAATTTAGACCAAACACCTATATGTTTCTCACTGTCTGTGTACTTTAGACGGTGATAGTACGCCCACCCCGAGTCGGACGGGGAATCACTGCTTATAAGACAGGTGCAACGAACCGCATCAACCTTGGGCGCATATGAGGTTTGTAGTTTTTACTACCATGTTTTATTTTTGATGGGCTAGACCTCAAAGTGACCATCTAGTTAGGAATGACCTAACATCTTTTTACTTTATGTATATATCTGCGGAGATTGTAATTTTCATTACCATGTTTTTGTAAGTGGGCTAATCTCCAAAGTTACCACTTATATATTTCTCTTAACCTAGGTGGGACGTTACTACTCACGATCTTTTACTTTATTTTAGTAAACGAGATACATCTTCTCTACTAGGTTTTTTCAGTCATATTGTATCGAAATATATAAAAATGTTCTCTATGACTACAAGCCTTATCTTTTAGGTTGCCAAGCCGTTTTTATTTTTTTGTTTCTATATATGTATTATATCATATATTTTTCATTTTGTCAAGCATTATTTTTAATTACTTAACAGAAACTTTATATCCCATGCCCTCGTAATACTTCTTAAATCCATCTTTGTCATTAGAAGCTACTGTAACATGGAACATATCTTCCACGCCACATCTTAGAGTCTTTCTACAAGTTAGTACAGTTCTTCCTTCTTTCTTCATATCTTAGTCCTCCTTAATTTTAATTTTCTTACCAAGTGCTTTACAAATTTCTTCAAGTGTCATTTCTTCTACTTCTTCTTTACGTTCCCAAATAAGAACAAGATTTTCTTTGCTAAATAACTTATTTAAAATATAGGAATTACTCTCATAAATTCTTACAATATTAAACCTAGGGAATTTTTTATCCATAAGGTTGTCATTATAATAATTTAAATCAAACCATTCTTTGTCATTTGTTGCAATCAAGTCTCCTTTTATCCTACGAACATACCAGAGCGGATCTTGTTTATCAGCAATTTCAATAACCATTCCTTCTTTAAGTTTTGGATAAAGTTCTTCATTTTGCTTTACCCATTTTATTATAGTGAAACTATTATAATATACCGAATTATAATCACCCCAATCAAGAATAAGAATACCATCATCAATACACTCAAAAACAATTTTCCCGTTAAACTTAATCCAGTTTGCTACACAGCAATCTACATTAATCATTCCATGTTCTGTTGCTTGATGTGCAAAATCATATACTTCATCTTCATTTTCAAAACTTACAGCAATCTTTTCTTTTTTAAACTTTTCCCAATCAAATTTCATATTAGTTTTCCTCCTTATTGATTATATATGTATTATACCACAAAACAATCAATTTGTCAACTATTTATTTTAACCCAAGTTTCATAATAATTCTTACATACTTGAATATTATACTCTCCATCACCTTCAAAACGTGTAACATGAACAACACTATCTCCACTAGCAGTAAAAATATGATCTTCATCTGGATTCTGCTCAAGATATTTAATACATTTCTTTACCCATTTATCAATCGTGTCATCATCAATAGGTACACCATTACCAAAATAATAATAATGTTGTGGAAATCTTACATTATCTTTTGTTAGTGTTTCTGGTTCAAGTTCATCAATATAATTTTCCTCTCCACAATTATCACATACAATATATTTACAACCAAGTTGTCCAACTTTAGGTTTTTGTGTTAAATCTTCTCCACATGAATCACATTTATATTTATGATTTTCTTCTTTTGGAATAAAAAATTCACACTCCCCTTTACATTCAAAATCACAAGCACTATATACTTTGCCTTTCAATTCATTATTTGAATAATGTCGCATACATTCTTCTTGATCTTCACAATATCTACTAAGACAATATGTAATATCATTCATTTACTTTGTTCTCCTTTCTTTGTTGTTTATATTGATAGATACATTCTCTAGCAATAATTGGGATATTAGGTTTTGCTTGTTCATAAACATCCCACTTTTCCAATTCTTCAATGTCTGTCTCAAATGCATCCGATACACTGATTTCATATTCTCGTCTTCCACATTGTTGCCATGCAATAATACTTCTAATTTCTTCACATAATGCTTTAAATCCATAAATTGTATTTTGATCATATCTTTCATATTTATATTTGCTTGGGTTTCTTAAATATTTTTTAATAGCTTTTTCAGTCCATTCATTCACCCTAATATTATTAAATATATTATAATTGATAATACATTTTCTATTAAAGTCATAATTTAATACATAAAATTTAAACTGCATATTATCACCTCAACTTTACTAAATGTTCATTTACAACTGTAAAACAATTAGGCTTAATTTTCATATCCTTAATCCATTGTTTTACACATTTGTCAATCCGATTAGCAAGCTCTAATTCTTGTTCTCTTGTGATTTTAAAACTTTCACTGACTTCACCGCATTGGTTATATAACGATTCATAAATAGATTCAATAATTTCTTCTTCATTACTATTCCATGATAATGCTGGTTTTTCACAAGTTCCTACATAAACTTCTTCACAAACATCATTAACTGTTTCTTTAGCATCTTCAATAGCTTCGTGTTCCGTATCGAAACTACCAGTATAGTATTCGCCATCAGAAGACCAACAGTATCTTGTCTTATTTACTTTATCAATATAATATGGAGGAATGTCATCGCAGTCATTTTCATCAAGCCAACCACCAAAATGTTCACAAATCAACTTCATGATTTCAACTGCTTTACCATGATAACTAAGTGATAATTCTGTATGTTCTCCTTTTACGTATTTTTCCTGTAATGATTCAGAATAACTATTAATATTTTCCCAAACATTTACATTGCTGTAATAATAAAATATGGTTCTATATTCTCCTTTATAGCTAAAACAAACATAACCGCTCTCAATAATTTGTTCTCCGCTGTTATCAAATCTTTCTTTCCAAAATTCTTCGCATAGTTTATGATAATTTGTTTTAGTTATATTAACTTTATCAACCGCTCCAATATCATTAAAAAATTTTTCAATTTCTGTAGGAGAAACATAACCATCAAGTTTAACTTTTACATCTACGCTCATATTATCACCTCAAATCAATAACAAACTTTATATTTTTATTGTTTACAACTTCAATATCATAATTATCTACATCATTATAGTATTGATCATTTTCCAAATCAAATAGTAGCGGGTTTTCTCCGTCAATATCTTTAAGAAGAATTGCATAAAAAACTGGTGTAAACCCAATTTCATTAAATTTTACTAAAGTTCCACTTTTAATTTCATCAATGTTTAGTTTATTTTCTTTAATTTCTACTTTCATATTCATTCCTTTCTAAAACAAATCATCTTTACAAGGTCTATTATAATACTTTATTTCCATTTTGTCAACAATTAAATTCCATACTTTTCAAATAAATTTCTTTGTGGTGCAAATTCACCATAATATTCTTTTTCAGCTTTTAATCTTGCTACAATGGCATCTTCTAAATTATTAAAAGAACCTAAAATTTTTTGTTTATAATTATAACAAATTTTTGCTATCCATTTTTTATTCTTTTTATTCCAAACTACACCAGATATTCCGCTTGTATTTGTTTTATATACTTTTTTATTTTTTCCGTTTTCTGATGATGAAGCCATTCTTAAATTTAATTTCCTATTATCTAACCTGTTTTTATTTATATGGTCTATTCCAATATTTTCTAATATCAAATTATGAGCAAATAAATATTTCTTTTTATATTTACTTTTTTCTTTTATTGGAACTGTTGTTTCCGCATATCCTTCCTTTGACCTTCTCCAACAAAAATTTTTAATTTTGTTATAATCTTCTTTGTCAAAAATAAAATAATCATCAGAGTTTATAAAATAGCAAATTCCATATTCATAATTTTCTAAATCATAATTATTATATTTTTTCCGTAATTTTGAATTTATTTTTGATAAATTATCTTTGTGAAAACATCCACAAGATTTAGTTTTTCCATTTTTTAAATATCTTTCTTGGACAATACATTCTTTCCCACATTCGCACAAACATTCCCAAGCCCATCTATTGTGGTCATATTTTTTTCTTATTCGTTTTTTAAGAAATAATCTACCAACTTTATCTCCAATCTGTAATTCTACCATAAATTTTCGATTCCTTTTTGTTCATATTTTTTTATATTAAAATTTTCTACAATAATTTGGTTTATCTTTTTATTGTTATATATGTTAATTGAAAGAATTCCTATAACATCTATAATCAATTTATCTTTTTGAGGTTCATATACAAAATTTCCTTGAGAATAATATCCTAACTGCAAATCCTCTTTATCCTTCTTTAAACAGTTGAATATCATAATATCAATACCCTCTTTGTGCAATTTTAATGTCCGTTTATTCTTACCTATAATAGACCAATCTGAGGGCATAAATGTAATGTTCTTGATATGAAACTTAGGCTTTGGTAAACCACTATTGTTCCACAATGCGTTGTAAGGCTCAAATAGACCAAATAATCTTGTAGGTATAGATTTTATTGAATAAGACTTTAGAACGTCTATATGGGGCGTATACGAAAGCTCAAGGGTATTATAGTAGTCTACAAGTGCTTGAATGTTATCAACTTGAATTCCAATTCCGCATGAGCAATCGTGCCCAGAAGCGAAATCAACTAATTTATTATTATCCAATTCTTCTCTTAATGGAATAGGACTTCTTAATGAACCAATCATTGTATCGCCTTTAATAGAACCGACTATTGTAGGTTTATTATCACATAATGTCTTAATCTTTCCGGCCAACAACCCACTATAAGAACGTGGTACATCATTACTTGCAAATACAATTAAATTGTTCTGTCCACAAGACAAAATTTTGTCCATATTATTTTGAATAACATCATCTACAATCTTAATCTGATTTTGATGTGCTTGCTCTATCATATCTAATGCTTCATCTATATCACATTGACCGATAAAAGCAAGAATAAGCTGTTGTTTTAAGCCTATATCATTACAACGACATACACTATTTAATTTAGGAATAATCTTAAAACCAAGGTCACGTTGAGTATATGTATCATTACTAATAAATCTATCAATCATAGCACCAAGAAATTCATTGTTTACACAATCTCTTGTTTCAAGTCCAAAATAATAATATTCTCTATTTTCCATTTCAGTCATATCCATACTGTCAGACAATAAACTTAACGCAACAAGATCAATATAATCACCAGACCAATTATGGTTATATAATTTGTCCATAGCCTGTAGTAATTTATGTGTAACAAGCGTACCACTTCCATTTCTTGATACGTTACAATCCTTTCTTTGATTGCTGATCAAAGTTCCACTTTTAATCGGAGTATCTATATCATGGTGATCTAAAACAATAAGTCCAACTCCCATTTTACATAATTCTTCTGCTTGAACATAATTATTGCTTCCTGCGTCTGGAATAATTACTAATACTGGACAATCTTTATGAATACGATTCATAATATCTTCGTCATCAAGTCCACGCTGTTTACCACTATGAATAAGAATCTTAATATCCCATGTATCACTAAACTTAATTAGATATTGATACAAAATTGAAGTAGAGCATATTCCGTCAACATCTCCATCTTGTATGATGAAAATAGTTTCTTCTGTTTTAGACCAATATTCAAGTTCTTGGCATACGCTTTCTAATCCTTTATACTCTTTCCAGCTATCAATATATTTTCCAGTAGGGTCAAGATACTCTTCGGTATCTTTAACCCCACATTTTTCTAAATATGACTTAATTGTTATAGGTTCATTTCTGTATAATTCATTTACTTGCATGGTAATTCACCAATTTTACATATAATTTCGTCAAAAATATCACTTTCTTCTGGATAATCTTCTCTTGCATTTATAATGATTTGAAAAACTTCATTTATATTTACTAAAGGATTTTTTTCTTCAAACACAAGAGAAGGTTCTCTAAACCACCAACAAATCTTATAATAGTCACTTTCAAACGAAACTCCGTATGATGTTTCATTTTCTTCTTCTTCATCAATAGTCCTAATAATACCAATTTGTCCCACATAATTTACCATACCAGTACTACTTATATCGTCTAAACATAAAATCTTTACTCTATCTCCAATATTAAATCTACTCATTCATTTGTCCTCCTTAAACACAATAATCTACAATTTTTTGCATTGCAATCATATGATCATGTTTGTATAACTGTATATAATAAAGTACGTCACATAAAGAAATTCTCCTATCTTCTACCAATTCTAAAGAACTGCTTCTAAACCAATATGGCTTACTGCTAATATATACTTCATAATCATTATTACAATCTTTACCTGTAATTTTGCCTATAAATCCTATTAAATTTTCATTTGAAGTAATGTCATCAATTCTGCAAATCTTTACAAAATCATTTAATTGCAAATTATTCATCAATTACCTCCACTTCATATCCTAATGCTTCACTAATTTCTTTAAGTGTCATTTTTTTGGCTTCTTTTCTTTCCCAAATTAAAGTTAGGCTTCTCTTTGACTTATTAAGAAATCCATTAAGTGTCATTTTCTCAAAACTTTTTAGTGGTTTATATATTGCAATAATATCAAGATTTTTATCTTCTGTATTGATTAAATTATCATCGTAATAACACAATTCATCAAATTTATCATTTCCCATTAAAAAGATTTCTTCTTCATATGATTCTGCTACAAACAGAAGATCTTTTTTTCTTGTTTCTACAATCATACCACTATGTAATTCTGGAATATCAGATTTAATATCAAAGGAAAGGTCTTTATAGTTTACACTAATATAATAATAATAATCACTTATTTCTCCGTATAACACTTCTCCATCATACAAAACACAAGTATTTTCTTCGTAATCATCCCAATCCATAAATTCAATTTCTTTGCTTTGCATAATTCCCATGTCAATCAGCTTAGTAAGAAAATCATAAAAATCATCTTTTGTTTCACATTCTACCACAAACTCTGTATTTTTAAATTTTGTTAAATCAAATCTCATAATAATTTCTCCTTTTTATTTGATATATGTATTATAATATATCAATCAATATTTGTCAAGAATAATTTTCCAAGTTTTTCATTTTGATTCTGTAATTTAACAATCTCACAACTGTTCTTTCCAATCATTCCATATACCAATTCATTTTTATATTTTTCTATATCCTCCTTTTCACATATCATTGCTTCACCAAATTTCCCTTTTTCTGCGATATATAAATGTTGTGTTGCAGTATTGTCGTTGACTTTTTCAATTTTATAAGTTCCATCATAAAACACTTTTACTTTCACCATGTTGCCTACATCAATTCCTTTCTATCTATTTAAAATTCTTTCAATTTCATCAAGACTATATTCAATCGAATCTCTTAAATCTTTTATACATTCCTTACCTCTTTCAGAATCATATCCCAACCGTAACAATTCAGATACTACATTTGTGATTTTATTATCTATTTCAATTTCTTTATTTAATAATAAGTTAATTACTTCTGACGTTGACATTTCTACTTTCATATTCATTCCTCCTTCATTTGATAAATCAATTATAACATAAAAATCCAGTCTTGTCAACTGGATTTTTAATAAATTTAGAAATTAACATTTGCTAATATATCATTTAATTCTTTCTTTGTTGTTTCACCCAACTCTAAATCAAGAATAATTTGAGCAATTTTATCATCACGCTCTTTTTTTAATTCATTTACTAACGTACGTCTTTTATCACTTCTTATGTCATCACCTAAATAATAAGTGTGATAATCAATAATATTACAATTCTTCGTTTTTAACATACCGTACTTTTCTGCAATTTGTCTTGCTTTAACATTTGTTTCATCAACTAATGTTTCAATTTCACTAATCATTTTATCATAATCTTCTTGATAATCGTTAGGAATTGAATTAAGTTTCTCTTGATACTTCTTTGTTACTTCTCTTGTGATATAATCCTTAATTACTCCTGTTACTCTCATTGTTTATTCTCCTTTCTTTAATCTTCGTCAATAGAAAATATAATATTCATTTTTAGTCTTTTGTTTCCAAATACAAAATGTAAATCTATGCTATCTGTCTTATTATCTTTACAATAATCCATTAAATCTGCCAAATCGTGTAGCAAACCTTCTGAAAATTCTTTTTCCATAATATACTCCTTTCTTTAGTCATCATATTCGATTTTTAATTTATCTATATTAATAGGATTGTTTTGCTTATCAGTGCAAAACATATCTAATGTTCTACTTGTTGATAAATCAATATACTGAAATACTTTAATATTCTTTGGATATTTACTACCACGACCTTTAATAATATGTATGACATTATTTGGACGAATTGCATTTCCAAATGATTGTTTATTATTCTTACAGTTCCACTTAGCAATAGCAGATTCAAGTTGTGATATTTCTTTCTTTGTTGGAGGTAACATAATCATTGTCCCGTCTGTTTTGCGTACTTGTGATTTACCACCAGCTAAACAAGATTCTGTTGGATATTCCATATTATCTTCTTGTCCATTTGTTTGAACAGCAGAAATTAAACTAACTCCACATTCACGTTGTACTTGTTTAAGTCTGTCTGTTAATGCAAGTAATACCATATCTTCTCTTTGCGGAACTTTTGTTTCACTTGATATTTCTTTACTTACGAACCCATTATTACTAATGTAATCATAGCATATTGTTTTAACATTTTTATTTAAGGCATAGTCTTTAATTGTTTCAGTTAAGCTTTTTGTCGTAAACTCTGGATCGTCACATATGTATAGTTCACTATCAAGAAGAATTTCATTCGCTCTATCAACTCTTTCTTCTTCCCCTTCTTCATAACTGCCATCAATAATATGATTTCTTGGAACACCACTTATCCATGCAATAATCATTGGATCTAGTTCATCTCTTAAATCAAGCTCTGTATTTATAAATAACCCAGCACCTTTCCTTGATTTATTTTTAACATAGCATTGTTTGTTTAAATTATAATATTCTTTAATTGTAGCTTTACATAAATCACCCATAGAAAGAATAGATTTGCCACCACCGCTTTTTGCTCCACGAATGATAAATCCATACATTCCTCTATAAATGCCATTAAGATATTCTGATTGAAAACTATTACCAATCAAAGGTGATTCTTTGAATCTTTCTTTAGACTCCATAAAATCAGTTCCAGCTACATATTCTTCCTTTACACGTTTAACATTAAATTGTCGTTTAATTCCTATTTGTAACCCTTCATAATAGTTAATAATATCCTCAATACTATATTGATTCAAATTTTCAAGCTGACTTTCTTCACTCTTATCTTCATCATAGAATTTCTTAATGTCGAACCCTTTTTCTTTATAAGCATTAAGACAACTGAATTTACGAAATTCTGTGTAGTAATATTCAAAGTTATCAACATCTGTCAATTCGATAACTGTGGTTACATAGTCTTCAAAATTGTTATCTTGTAGAACATTATATTCTGATTTGTATGGTTTAACAAACTCTGTAATATCTAACAATGATATAGACTTACACCCATTGAGTGCTAAGTTATATATTGTTGCATATAAAATTTTTTGAAATAAAATACCCCATTCATCTTTATCAATAGGATATTTTGAATCTAATGTAAGCTCTGGGCGTTGTAAATAACACCCCAAAAGTCTATCGTTGATTGTATTGTCAATTAATATAGTAACATCTCCTCCAATCTATCACAAATAAAATCTCTTGCACTTACATGATCATATACTTCTTTTGCGTGTTCGGTAAAATATTTAATTGCATCTTCTAATGCTTGATTATACCCCTCGGAATATCTTTGATCTGCATATAAAGTAGAATCACAAAATAAACATTTAATGTCAAAATCATTTTCTGTCAACATACTCTTGCTCCTTTAAATTGTAATAAACATTTATGATAATGTAATCCATCTATTTCTTGCGTATTATTATATCTACAATAATGACAATGCTGATTACATATAAAATATTCACAAATTTTATCACTTCCATAACAGCCATTTTCACAAGCTAAATAATGACTACATACTTCACACTCTTTACAAACTTTTACCATAACTACCCATTCTCCCATATAATACAATTGTTTTATCTTCTCTAAACATTTTAACAGCTTCCTTATTTAATAACTCACTAGGAATACTACCAATATTCTGATAGTCAATTCCATATTCATATTGTCTTGGAGTAATATTCATATTACTGCAAATACTTGGACACAACCAAAATCCTTTACTATCATGTTTATGTTGATTACAAACTTCTTGTACTGTCATGTTTTATCTCCCTTATTTCATTATTGCCCTTACAGAATATTCTATCTTATTTATATTTATTAACCCAATTAAGATATTCTAGTGCAAGCCAATTTTTGAAACATTGATTTTGTCTACACTCTCTGTAATCATGTTTTTTACCACAATAGTTCTCACAATTTTTACATATTTCATACAGTTCCGGGTTTTCCTTTTCCCCAAAGGAGCCAGAACGATGTAAGTTTCTTTGATATACTTCTTCCAATTGTTTTTCTGTTTTTATTCTTATTGCCATATATTTTTACTTCCTTCTATCTCAATTCATTCAAATCAATATATTTCTTTTTCTTACCACTACAACTTTTTTTAATCACAATTTCATTGTCTTTAAAATCAAAGTTCTTAATATTTTCTTCTATTTCTTTAGTTTGATTAAAGTACTTTTCAGCTTCAAGCCCATAGAACGGCAATAAAGATAAAATACTACCATTTGACTCTTCTGAAAATAGATTAAGTTGAATGATTTCGTACATATAGTATAGGATATATTGTAATGTTGAATAAGACCATGTTTCATGTTCTTGCAAGATGTTCTTTGTTTGACTCATTAGCAATGTCCAATTTATTTCTGACTTGTCATAACCATTATCAGTATATATCTTTACTATGTAATCAGTATAAACTCTTCTATCACTTGGGTCAATCGGTTCATATTTAGCCTTTGTTTTGTTTCTTTTAGTCATAACTTTATTATAACATTCTTCATTACAATAATAAGTTGCTTTACCTACTTTATAAGCACTATCTTTGTCAATTTGCTTTTTACAATAACGACATTTTACTGTTTGCATAAATCAATTCCTTCAAGTTGCGCTCTTTCTTCAAGCACACAAAGATAACTAAACATATAATTTAATTGCTCATTATAGATTTCTCTTGGACAAGTAGGTTCAAAATCAAGTTTGCCATTATCCCACTTATCACACATAGCTTTTAACTTATCATATCTAATCTTTAATTGCATATACTCCGAAAGAAACCTCTCTTTGTAATCGTTACTTAGCATTAACTGTACTGTGTCCATTAACTCCATATTTTAATTCCTCCTTAGATTTTTTAAAATTTCTAACATTTTATCATCTTCTATATAAAACAAATCTTTAACATCCATATGTCTTTTTAGATTTTCAATCAACTGACCAAATCTCCAATCTGGAACTTCTTTCCAAATTTCTGTCAGCTCATTCATAAATGGTTTAATTCTGTTAATATCTCTCATCTAAGCACACCCTCCGCAACAACCATGTGGAACATTTTCATTGAAAACATGATCAATTTCTATCGCATATTTACGATATTTTTCTGGAATATCTTCAACATTTGTTATCCATTCATCTTGATATGGACACCAATTTGTATTAATTCCTCCACCAGAACTCCAAAAATCATTATAATTAGAGTCATTATATTTTCTATTTTCCCAATCATAATTTTTTAATTCATGTCCAAATTTAACTACTTCATTATCAATTTTTAATGTTAGTACGCCCCTACATAAGTTTGGGTATTTACCAGTATATGATATAAATTCTACACAACTTTTTAAGTTTCCTTTCAACATAGTATTACCTCCTTTTTGACAACTACATTATATCACCCAATTTACTCATTGTCAAGTTCTAATTTATCAAACTCAAAATTATTTCTTAAACTAATTTCTGATGCAAAATTTAGTAAAATATCCATTTCCTCTTGTTTGGTTACATCAAATATCACATGACAATCGTATACATAATAATGTCCAGTAGGTTTAGATATTTTTATAATATACTCATGCCCGTTTTTTAATCCATTTCTTGATTTATTTTTATATTTTGCTTGCATTATTTGTTTACCTTCATATTTTCACAACCAAGAATAGTTGTTCCTGTATTAATCGCACCCTTTTCTTTTACAATACAACCATTACATTCTTTATGCTGTTTACACATTTCATATAACTGTTCTTGTTCTGCATACATTTGGTTCATATCTACGTTAATTTGCATAAGCTACCTTCTTTCTTTCAAAATTGAATAATATATGCGGATAATAAATTCTTCTTCCACAACAGGTACAATAGTCACCAATGTAATCATGTATATCTATTTCTGTGTTGTTACAACCAGTACAATAACATTGCCCTTCTCTATCATAAATCCATACACAATAACCTATCATTCAATCACCTCAATTTCTTCAGACTGTAAATCTTCATCGTAACATACAAATTTATTATCAATAAAAACACTACCATCTGTATGTGTGATATGTTTATCAATCCATTTATTCATTGCTTGTATATTTGCAAAATACCCTAATGTAATATCATGGTCAACATAATTGTCATAATAATCATCAATGTATCCATATTCATCAATATAATTACTTGGAATACATTCTTGTTCTAAGTAATATAATCTATAAATTCTCATACTACAATCTCTCTCTTTTCAAACAACTTTTCCCATACTTCTTTACCTTGATCAACTGGCGAATCTTTATATCCTAAGAATCTATCCTCATCATTATCCCATACAACTGCTATTTCTTGAGCATATGGTCTAATTATATCAATGATCCTATCAACCTTTTCACGATACTTTAAGAACTCTTTAGTATATTCACCATTTATCATAACATTTTCATACTGTCTATCTAACGCTATAATAAATTTATTGACACCGTACTTTAATAACAATTTCAATTTAGTCTTTTGTAAATTCATACCAAACATGGCAACTGATATATTATAATCATAAAATCCATCTATATGAATAACTGATTTAGGAGCTTCAAATAATATAGCAGTTCTAGTCCTTTCAATATCGGCTTTATTCATATTCAGACCATATAACACTAGCCCCATTTGAAATTTATATTCTGTACCGTCTAATAAGCGTAAATGGTCATATTTCATATGATCTATTAACTCTGGATTAGTGTTTCTATCATGTGTACCTACTAAATTTCCCTTGTCATCATATACTGGTATTGTTACTTGTTGTAATCTATTATACCACCTTATATCAAATTTGTCAAGTGATTCTTTTGTCATACCTTCTTTCAACCACGGTTCATAATAACATGGTGTAAGATAGTTTAAGATTGATTTATCGTAGATTTGATTTGTTGCATTAGAATAGTTCTTAGTATATTTCAATAAGCTGTTCTGCCATTTGTATATATTAGTATTGACTTGCTTAACTTCTTCTTTAAAATTGAACGGAATATTTACTTGGTCACATATAAATTTCATTGCAGACCAAGTAGAACATTTTCCGTCAGTCAATTCTTTATGCTTTTTAACAAGACTTAATAAAGAATAACTGCAAGAACATTGACTAAAGCACATGAATGATTTAGAATTAGGATTAAAAGCAAGATTATATCCACCATCGTTCGGGTTACTATGATGACAGCATGATTGAAAACGATTACCTCTATGATTTACTCCTAATCTACGCATGACAATATAATAATCATCTTCTGTCATTTGTTCATATAAAACCTTGTTTATAAATTCCTTAAACGCTTCATATTCTTGCTCAGTCATCTTCAATATCACCACACATCATATCACATAATTCTTTATCTTCTTTAGTTGCATATAGTATATAATCATTTTCTATACAATACTGACAAAATATATTATCAACATAATCAAGCCATTCACAATCAAAACATTTCATATTTGCTCCTTTCTATAATTGATTATATCACAAAAAGGAGTTGTTGTCAACTCCTTTTTACTATATAAGTTAAATTTTTTACTATATGAGATATTGAATATATTTCAAAATTTTCATCATAAGTAAGCCTAATATACTTTCCTTTTAAATTATGAATAAATTCTCCATCTTCCCAATTTAATTCTGGAAAAATGGCAACAAATTCTCTTAACTCGTCAATAGGAATTGTAATTCCCCAATCAATTCCATATATTTTTACTTCTGATAAATTGTAATGAATATTATAAATTAGTCCACAATTTGATATTTCTGTATTTATTGTTCTCATTTTATATTCTCCTTTACCACCAATACATCACTGCGTCACACCAACCTTTTTGCCATTCCCGTTCTTTTTTATCATTGTATTCTTTGAACATAACACAAATGTCAGCATTTACCTCTTGTAAATTATTTGTACTATCATCAATAAATAAAGAATAACCATACAGCCCAGTACAATTTTGCATATCAATAAAACCTTTACTAACATTTAACGGCAGTGCAATAATCGGAGTTGAACTGAATCCTCTACCATCAAACCACTTTCTTTTAAGTACATAGTTTTCAACACTTGCTTTAGTCACAAGAATAATCTTATCTCTATATCTATCAAGAAATTCCAATGCGCCATCTACAGGCTTTACAATTTCAAAGAATTTAGGGTTATTAAATACCCCTTCAACCTCTTCTTCTGTCATCTTTGGATAACAACAATTTACATTCCAACTTGTCACATCACTACCTGTAAAGTTACCACCATATTTTTCATTTAAAATATCAATAATAGCTTGGCATGAGTGCCATAACACACCGTCTATATCACAAAAAATAACCGAAATATTATTGTTTATAATAAACTGATCAATATCTTTTATAATATTATCCATTATTTATCTCCTTTATTGTAATTTAATCTTTAATTAAGTTATATAAAAATCTGCATAAAATAGCAACAAGTTTAATAACAGCATAAATCCAAAAAATAATCCAATAACTTGTAGAAGCATTGATTGTAATTCCAACAATAAAAAACATAATAATATTAAGCATATTTATCACTCCTTTTCTTTAATTGTATAGATTAGTCCTTCTTGATTAATAATTTCATATTTCTCATTAAATTTAACAAAGTTTACTTAATCTTAAATTGTTACTTTATATTCATATTTTCCAGTGGGGTTTTCTACAAAACTCATACAAAATACTCCAAAAATAAATAAAATAAAGAAACAAATAGAATTTATTCCAAATATAATTTGAATTATTTTTTGACTACAAATTACAATTATCGTAAAACTAATTGCAAAAATAATAAGTCCAATTATTGTTATAACCAAAGCCCATGTTGGCATATTCATAATTTCATTTTCACTTAATATAGTAATTCCTTTCATCATGTTTATTCCCTCCAACAGTCATAAATTTCAAGTACATAAAATTCTTTCTCCATATTTTTGCAAATAATAATATCTTCGTTTATATCTTTCATAAATTTAATTAAATCATCAATCCTTACTAATAAACTGTCTGGATAAGGAAACCCACATCTATAATTATATTCTTTAATAACAGGATATTTTTCAATAATTTTACTGCTATTCCACGTAGAACTACAAGCTATAACATACCACATTTAACATACCTCTTTCATAAATCCTTCTGTTTTCTTTTCACTTTTCTTGTAATAATGCTGAAGCGTTACATCTGGTTTACTATGACCCATAGAACTTGCTACATTAAGAATAGGAATTTCAAGTTCATTTAAACAGTAAGTTGCATAACTAGCTCTAAAACAGTGATTGCTTAATTTTGCAATCTTATCTTCATCAAATCCTGCCCGTCTAGCCAAGCATTTCCATGTTCTTGAACAGCACTGCTTGTCCATCTTTGTTCCATAATTACTAACAAACAGATAGTCACAACCGTCTTTACGCATTGTATTAATATATTTATCAATTTCTTTGCAAGTGTTATCACTAAGATAAATAGTTCTAGGCTTCATTCCCTTTGTTACAATTAAATTAATAGCATTATTCTCACCACGATTTACATACATTTCCAATGTTACATTACTGATTTCACAAAACCTTACACCAGTATTGAACATAAACATCAACATGGCTTTTTCACGAACATTCTTTGCATTATGGATTAAAGCCATAATTTCTTCTTTTCCTAATGCCATATGATGTTCCTGTTCTTCTTTTTTTCTAGGAAGTTTTACACCTTCAGTTGGATTCACCATATCAATCAACTGTAATTCATTGATGATTGTGTTATAAAAAGAATTTAAACTTCTAAGCATAATTTCAAGTGTAGAATAAGCGTGACCGTCTTTGTATTTCATAAGATACATATTGACATCAGCTTTCTTAATATCTTCTACATTCTTATTAACAGTATTGAAAAATTTAGTCACATTCTCAACGTAAGTCTGAATTGACTTTGATGATAATTCAATATACTTTACATATTCTGTATAATATTCAATATAATCGTTTAAGTTTTTCATAACAACTACCACCTTTCCTTTGATGATATTATTATAACATAAGGATTGACATTTGTCAACCCTTAAATTTAAAAACTTTTTCAGTTACTTTAAATTGATTATTTTTGTTTACATCTAATGTTCTTGTAAATGGCTTTTCCCAAATACATTCAAAATCTTCTGGTGCATTTTGTTCACTAATCAATACAATATTCTTTTCACTAATTTTACGCATATAATTCCAAAATTCTTCTGAATTAAAATCGCCAGTTGTATAAGAAGTTGTCTTTGCATAAGGTGGATCGCAGTATACAATACTTCCATCTGGAATTTTAACTTCTCTATAATCAAGACAAGTGAATTGTGCTGTCTTTAAACCTTCTAAATCTTTCATAACACTTCGATTTGCTCTTGCACAATAATTGTCACCTTTTTTATTATGTGCCACTCCTCCAAACCATTTTCCACCAAAAGAACATCCAAATCCTACAAATCCAGTTAAGCAAGGATCTTCATCTTTATGCTCTTTAATATAATAATATTCTTCATCAGTTACAACCTCTGGCAAGGCTCTTCCATTTTGCAATCCTTTCCACATTTCAATTAAATAGTAATGGTTATCATTTAGAATTTTATTAGGGATATTTACCTTTGATTCAATAGAACATGAACCACAAAATAGCGAAACAAAAATATTTATACCATTACTCTCTCTCTGAATTAAATTTATTATTTCGTTTCTAATTCTCGATTTCCCGCCCATATACCGCATAATTATTCTTCACCTCTTATTTCAAAAATATTTAAAAATGCTTTTATACACTCATCCTCTATTCTTTTAGTAGTAAAATTTTCTTTGTTTTTACACTTAATAACCATTGTTATTCTCTGATTATATAAATTTCCAGCATATACCATTTCGTTAAATCTAAAATTTCGTCTTCATTAGGAATATCATAAAATACTTTATATTTATATAAACAACAAGCAATGGGGTTAAATTCTACTAAAATATACACTTCATCGTTTAAATTATTCATTTTTATTTCCTTTGCTTAAACTAATTTACCAAAATATTTTCAATATCAGCTAATTTTAATTTCCTACCTTTACATCCCATTCACTTATATTTCTTACCATAGGAACACGTTTCATATCATTTTGAATATTATAAATCATGTAACCAAGATATGCCATTAAATCTTTGATTTCATCTAAGTTATCAAATACATACTTTTCTGACTTCTTTGGTTCTTTTGTGTTTGTATTTACACTTCTAGTCACCATATAATTATTTGGAGCCTCAAACACAAGCTCTAATTTTACTTCTTTACCGTTCTTTTTCATAATTAGTAATCAATACCTCACAATCTTCACTTTTATCTTTTTTCTGATAGTTACAATTATTATAATCTGCATTGATATAATGCACATTGTAATTTTTCATCCATTCTTGAATATAAGAATTTCCATATTTTAGATTATTACTTAAAGCAAATTTAATTCCTTTTTTATTAAGTTCATCAAGTGCTTTATATAATCTTTGTTCGTCTTTATCAGTCCATTTACCACTTTCATTATATGTTGCTACAGACTTAAAATAAGGCGGATCACAATACACAAAGTCATTTTCTGTTAGTTCAATATTATTTAATACATCTTCAAAATCTTCTGCATAAAAAATACAATCTTTCTTTTTAAGTGCTTCGCAGAATGTGATAAATTTCTGTCTAAGCACAGGATTAAAACTGCTTCTGTCTTTACCAAAAGGCATATTAAAATCACCTACAGAATTAAATCTAAGTTGATTATTAAATGAATAACAAATTAAAGTATATAATGCTTCGCTTGAATTGTCAAATTTATTGTAAAAATTTCTAAACCTTAAATATCCATCTTGATTTGTTTTAGACAATTCATATTCTTCAATATACTTATCAACTTTTTTCAAAAAATCTTCTACTGGTTCAGTTTTCATTGTAGCAAGCAGTTCTGCAATCTGATAGCAATTATCATTATATACACAAGATTTTGCTTCTGTATTTATTCCTACATTAAAACCACCACCAAACAAATCTACGAATGTGTTGATTTTATCTGGAAACAACGGAATAATTGAAGGAAGCAGTTTGTATTTTCCCCCTTGATAAATAATTGCTGATTTAACATACTGATTTTCCATTCTTTTCATCAATCCTTTCTAATTCTTTTCTAATTCTTTTCTTTGCTTTATCAAGATGTAATCTACCGCTATTATCTATAATCACATCCCATTTTCTATCTGCTTCAAATTCCATAAATTGTCTATCTTCTGCTTTGTTTCTCTTTTCCCAATCTGCAACAAAATCTTGACGCATGGTCGATCTAATTTTACGAACTGAATCATCACAATAAATATATACTGTAATAATATCCAATTCATTTCCAAAATTAGTTTTTAAATATTCAAGTCCATCTGGATCAATAATATAAATAGAATCTTGCTTAATATCTTCTAATGTAGCACAATATTCATATTCGCCAATCTTAGTATAAGCTATTACTGTCTGATTGTCAAGTACATTTTGAAATTCTTCTTTTGTATCAAACCAGTGTTCAACTCCATCAGTTTCTTTCTTTCTCATTGGACGAGTTGTATGTGATACTATAAGAGGATAACCAAAAATTGCCGATAATCGCCTTGCAATATAGTCCTTGCCAGAGGCACTCCTTCCAATGACGGTCAAAATTTTTCTTTTCACTTTTAATCCTCCAAATATACCACAAGTTTTAGTTCATGGATCATTGCAGTACCTTGAATTTCAATTTTAAACCCATTACGTTCAAAATAGATCCAATAGTCCATTTCCCAACCATTGCTATCCCAATCATAATCTTCAAATCCCATTTCTTCAAGTACAAGTTTTAGCTGATAAGGATTAATTTTAAAATCAGATAAATCTAATTCTGTTTTATCTTGCTTTTCTCTTAGTTCATCAAAATGAACTTCTACAAAATCAATCCATCTTTTAATACTTGGAATTTCATTACTTCTAAGATAATCATTTAATTCCCATTTATCAACCATAACTTAATCCTCCATAAAGTTTACTTCAATAAGATTTTTAATAGCCCAATATCCAGTTTGTTGATTCACAAACATCATAGCCGTATCTGTATTATTTGTTATTTCAATATTTTTTTCAAGCGATTCTATTTTTTGTACACAAAAATCATATACGCTCTGCATTTCATCTGTTAATTTCTTCATTATAATCTCCTTTTGTAAACATTTTTGTTAATCCGTTTTCGATTGCCATTTCAATTTTCAATTTTTGTTTTCTTCTTTTAGATTCGATTTTTGATTTTCGTTTTTCATATTGAATTTGATTTTCAGTTTTCATTTTCTGTTTTCTCCTTTAGAAATTGATTTTTAATTATCAATTTTAAAATTGATTCCCATTCTTTTTCACATTCTTCATCTAGTACACATCTATATGGATAACTTTCTTCAAAATGACCTAAAACATATTTATTCCAATTTTGATAAGACTGGCAAGAATATTTTTTTATAAAATCATTACACAATGTTTCACACATTTGATAAATTCTGTTTTGAAGTCTAAGCCATTTATATGCACTCATTCTATCAGAACAATAATATAAATCATCGAAAAAATCTTTAAATGCAGTCTTATAATCTTCATATGCTTCAATATTTGTGTTATGCATTTCAATTAAATCTTCTATTGTTGCTTGACTCAAATAATCAGCACTTGCATATTTCCAGAATCTTCTTACCTTTTCAATAACTCTAGCATCGTGAATCAAATCTCCATTTAATTCAAATTTCTCTTGTCTAATATATCCCAACAATGTGTTCCAATAATCAAAATTTACATACATATTTATTCCTCCTTTTTTCTGCATTATAACATAAAAAAAGTAATATGTCAAGCTATTTTATTGTATTATAACATATTACTTTAAATATACTTTTAGGCAGAGGTTATAGATCGGCGGGAAAAATTTAATTCTATTATTACCCAAAAAATAAACATCTTCTCCCCAAAATTTTCAGACAACTTTTGGAATTTTCTGATAATTTCACACTTAAGAACACAATTTTCAGACAATTCAGAATTGCATGAAAAAAGACGCTTGAACTATCAAATTGTCAGAAAATAAATTTCTGCACTCTAGCCGTTTGATAGCCAGCGTTGTCAATTCATTGGTACTTTGAAGCCTACCTTTTATTTGTCTTTATTATATCATAATATTTCTATTCTGTCAACACTTTTTTATAAAAACTTTAACAATAAAAAAGGGACTGGTTAAGTCCCTTTTTCTTCCTGTTCCTCTTCTCTTCTTTTTTCTTCGTGGTACTCTGATAATGTATCATAGTTTCCTATAAAGTTTCCATCTTCATAAATTGCTACAGTTCCGTTTTTATTTTTCTTCCATGTTTCCATTTTAGAAACCTCCTTTGTTTTGATAAATTCATTTTATCACATTATAATGCACATGTCAAGCCCTATATTTGACGTTTTTAGACATTTTTATATTATTCTCTATAATTTATACCTTTGACATATTCAAGCCCGTTATTTCCTGTCTTACGTGATTCTATGACTATTTTAGCTTCCACAATGCTTCTATAATCGCCTACAATGCCCTTTAAAGCCGTTTAAATATATCTAATGATAACTTTATCATACATATACTTTTAATCGCTTAAAATGGCAAATGCACGCTTATAAGCCTATTCCAATATTCCAGCACATCTTTATAACGCCCTACAATGCCCTTAAAATCAATTTAAAATTATTCAAGGCACAATTTTATCACTGGATAATAAAACAAGCCTTAAAACGACAAATACACGATACTACATAATGTAGTTTTCAATACTAGGTTAGTTATAACTAACTTATGTCCTCACTCCCCTATTTGATAGCTTCTTTTTCGTGTTGCCTTCCCTTTATCACAATTTTAGTATAGCATAGACCAGATAATTTGTCAAGCACAAAATAAAAAAAAGACTGATAAAAATATCAGTCTCTTTCTAACACATTACAACAACGATCTGCAAGTTCCTCCATTTGCTCCTTTGTAATATGCCGAAATTTCCAGCACCAGTCAATTCTATTACATATCCAGGCAATACTCTTATCATGCCACGGCTTATAATCCTCATATGATTTTAAAGCAATGTCAATTTCTCTGTAAAAGTCTCTTTGTTCAGAGTTTCTCATAACAATCACCTTTTCCCTTCATTTGATAATTCAATTATAAACTATCCTAAAATATTTGTCAATACAAAAAAATAAAAAAGGTTGATATTTTTATCAACCTTTTAACCATTCTTCTTTGCTTATGATTTTATCAAGCCACCATTCAATAGGCATTTCTCCATTCTCATGTTCTTCAAATACTTTTAACACAATTTCACTGGATTCTTGAAAATTATATCCTTTTTTCTGAATGATTTTAATTCCTTTTAACACATTATTATAAGTTTTTCTTTTCATTTTTTAATCCTCCCATTCTAACATATCCCATATTTCTCCAAAATCAAAACTTCCTTCTTTTTTAGTTTCTGTTTTATTATTTATTAAGTTGTCTATTCTTTTCTGTTCTTCCTTATGTTGCTGATATAAACTTTCATCCATTGCATTTCCAGAAAAATGCTTTCTTATAAAATAAGTATAACCTTTATATTCATATTCTAGATCTATATATTTACCATATTTATCATATACTTTTCCGATAAATTTTGCTTTCATTTTCTTCACTTCCTTTATTTGATAATATTATTATATAGTCTATGTCTTATATTGTCAATACCTTTTTGCAAAAAAAATAAAGCAGGAAATTTATTCCTGCTTTATACTATGCTATCTAATATAACGTACCATCTTTTAAAAACTCCCATTCATTAGCTTCACACGCATCTTTCAATTCTTCTTCGTCAACTTCATAGAAATAATCATATCCGATTTTCTCATATGTGGATGATAAAGTTTCAAATATTTCAATAATTAAACTTTCCATTTTTTCAATTATGTCAAATTTAATATTACTGTAATCACAATATTGTAATTCTTCAATCCATTCATTAGCAAAGTTGATTTCATCAGCGACACAATAACAATAACGACTATTATACGGTAATTCAATTTCATTTCCGCAAACCTTCATATATGCTTCAATAGTTTTCTGCTCATATTCTGAAAATTTATAATTGTATTTTTCAAACAGTTCTTTATTTTCTGTATTTCTTATTGCACTAAAGACATTCATTAAGTTAAGTTTTCCATAAATGTTAAGCCCATCGCCTTGACAAGAGTTTAAAGAAAACTGCACTTTTAATTTGCTATTTTTGAAAAGTTCGTGTAATTCTTCTAATGTAATTTCTTCAAAATCTTGCGTTCTAAATTCATCATTAAGATACCACTGTTTTACTGTTTCTTTTGCTTCTTCTGATAATTCCTCATATTTATAAATGTTCTTTGTTTCTGTAATAGTTCTCATATCTATTACCTCCTTTAGTTTGATAATATTACTATACACCTTATACAAACACTTGTCAATACTTTTTCTAAAATTTTTTTAAATTTGTCATCACTTTAATGTGTTAAAGCATAAATTGTACCTTCCCTGTTTGCATCCTAAAGTGTCCACTCCATATCCTAAGTATATATTAGCATAATTTTATTTCTTTGTCAATACTTTTTTTGCAAAAAAATAAGGGAATTTTCATTCCCTTATTTTATCAAATAACACGGTATAACCATAATGCCATAATTTTCTATATTCTGATACATTATATCATATTTTTCTTTTTCTTCTCTCGTATAATATTTATAACTATTCATGTTTCTAATTAGATAAACTGTATCATCTAATATATAGCAATTATCCATATCAATCTTATTATTTCCCCAAATACCGCTATTTCTTAATAACTTATAATAATCAATCTGTTTATTAGCTTGTAAGTCTAAAAACCTTGTTAAACCTCTTACAATTCCTTTAGTTTTCCCATTTTCACCTTTTACAGTAATGCTTCCTTTACTTAATTTTACATACTGGTTTTTAATATCCATAATTTCCATTTTATTATCCTCCTATACGTTTTGTTTCCAGACTAAAGTACCATTGTAATAAATTTCTGCGTCTTTTGTTTCTGCGGTAAAATTTAATACTCTTTCAAATTTATAACTGTAATGTAAAATCTTACCGTTTTCAATTAAATAATACGTATTTACTTTCATATTATTCCTCCATTTATTTGATAATACTAATATACACCATAAACACATACTTGTCAATAAAAATATTACACAAAAAATTATATAAATTTTGTATAAAATACTATTGACTTTTATCAAAAAAAAGTTTACAATGAATAGGGGGAGTATGGAGTATTAAAAAATAAATAAAGTTAGTTAAGACTAACCTATATATAAATTTATAGACTGGATATTTCACCAGTCTATAAATTTAATAATTTTCTTTTAATATAATATGCAATACGTTTTTTCTAATTTCTGCGTGTACTATATTTGCATTTCTGATTCTTTCTATCATATCATAACTTACTCTATCCTCGCTTGTGAAGTGCATAATGTTATGATTAAGTGTATAAAATTTATAATCAATTTTTCTATTATCATTCGGATCGAGTTTACACCAATCTATAAATTTCATTTTATCGCCCTCCTACATGTAGTAGATAATAAATCGTTATATTCTTTTTGCGTTAGAATAAGTTCTGTCTGTCCATTCCAGTCTGTCAACCATTCAACCACACGATTAATCACTTCATAATTTTTTCTATCTTTATTATACCACATCATAAACCGGATAATTATAATCATGTCATTTTTTACATTCCGACATTCGCAAAGACGTTCGTAACAATCTGGATATAACTTGCTTAATTCTTTTCTCCATTCATCATTCCACTTCATGATTATTTACCTCTCTTCCTTTATTATGCTTAAAGTATATCAAATATAATTTTACTTGTCAAGACTTATTCAACAACAAATTTCCTTAATTCTCCCGTATCTGTATCTTCAACAAATAATACAGCCCCTTTAGTGTACCATGATTTTTGACTTAAATATACAATATCAAATGATTGCGCCATTACCAATGTTACTTTCTGATTGTAATATAAATTATATGCTTTCATAAATAATACCTCTCTTTCTATAACTATACTATCATATTTTTTTATTTGTTGTCAATTACTTTTTTTAATTTCCCACCACACTGACAACGAAAATTTTCACAATGTACATACCATTTTGGAGCACGTTCTCCTATTTTTGAAAAACGTTTACCGCATAACTCACAAATGCAAGTATATGTTTTCCTTCTGTCCTTTTTTACTTGTAACACTTTTTTACAATATTCTTCATCTTTTTTAAATTTTTCATTTGTAGCTGTACACCTTGAAACTTTAAGATTGTAACAATCATTTACTTCTTCAGATAACCATTTCCATTTTTTTCCATGATTCATACAACCATTTACGCAATGAAGAAGTTCGTGAACTAATGTATTAACTAGTGCTTCTTCTGGTGCTTCGTCCTCTAAAAGCAAATAATTAATATTTATAGAATAGACTCCGTTTCTTAATCTAGTTTGTCCCCATCTATTCATACTTCTCTTATTTACTTCAAATTTACTAATTTTATTTGGATATATGTCAATAGCATTTAAATTTTCTATCCATTCGTTTGCTATCACATTTAAATTTTTCATTTCAATATCCTCTCTTTCATTTGATATATTTATTATATCATATCAATATAATAAGTCAATATACAAATTACACAAAATTTCATTCCTGTTTTTGTGTAATTAGCATTAACTAACCATACTATATATTTCCCCATTATTATTATAACATATTAAAAAAGGAATGTCAATAGTTTTTGACATTCCTTTTAAACTTATTCTTCCTCATCCTCTTCTTCTAAAATTTCTCTGATATTATAATTATACAAATCATCATCATTTTCAATAATATAACTAATCAATTCATTAATATAAAACGGAGAACTATCATCGTCGATCCAATTTGAACTTTCAAAATTTGCATAACCATTAAACCAAAAATAATCATCAATCGCTCTAAAATCTCCGTAACAGATGCTTAATGCAATATCTGACGGTATTCTTCCTTCATTAATGTCATCAAATTCCTGCATATTATAAATCCAATCATCGGTTCTATTGTCAGCATTACAATACTCATTCCATAAACTTCTTTTTTCTTCATTGGTTAAACTTTCAATATACTCTCTAATCTTCTTTTCCATTTCTTTATCCTCCTTAAAGACTTTTAATCAACTCAAACAATTCCTCTTTATCACATTCATAAATTCCAACATCTTCTTCAAAATGAAAAATACTATTTTCATATTCTTCCATTGATTCAACAAGTTCTTTCATTCTTTTAATCTTATTTTCCATTTTTAAATCCCCCTTTAATCTTAAAGACTTTGTTTTGTTTGATATAATTATATTACCATATAAATCTTATTTTGTCAAGCTATAATTCTAAAAATTGTTTAAATTCTGAAATATGGAATTTACTAGCTTGTGTTAAGTTATCATTACAGATATGTAGTTTACCATCATAATATGCAATAGGCAAATTATAACTATAAAGCCAGATATAACCCGTTATATCGTCCCTTATAAGCACATTATTTTTCAGTGTAAGAAGAACAGTTATATTATTCATTATCATCCTCCATTTCTGCCTTTGATAAAATGAACTGTAATGCTTCAAGTTCTGTATCAAAACAATATTCAGTCAGATCACCGTCCTCATCTACTTCTTCATTTACATTGACGTAAAACCACCCGCAAGCCGCTTCACGTACTGTATAGATATTTCCATTTACAAAATAGTCTTTCATTTTTTTGTTCCTCCATTTGTTTGTTATTTTACATATTTACTATAAATAAAATTACAAATATTATCCCATCTTTTTTCATTTAACATATACATTATATTATTATTTTCACAACAAGTTCTTACTAAATGTCTTATAATCATCATGGGAGCAACCATATCTTTGTCCAGTTTTGACAATTTTTCACAATAAGAATCTTCTACTTTTTTAATAATAATGTTTTCAATCTTTGTCATTTATAAGTACCTCTCTTTCATTTGATATAATTATATTATCATACTATAATCCATTTGTCAAGTATAAAATAAAAAAAGTGGTGAGAATTTTTTATTCCCACCACTTAAACTTACACCAATTCTTCAACGTCCATATATTCCTCTAAGTCTGCAAGCGTTCCCTCTTTTAGAAGCATAGATACGTCCTCATAAGCGCATCCATTTGCGTAAAGGATAGCGATTACCCGTTTCTTAATCTTTTTGTCCAGTGTACTGATTCTTTTTCTCATGCTCATAGTTTTATCCTCCTAGATTCTGGTTTTTAATTCTTCCATAATTTCTGGAATATCAGTTACATATCCACTCCATAACGGTTCTGCTAAACAATCAGAAGAATCATATACTTCTAATTCTCCGCTAAACGTTAAAGATACGTCACAACCATTATATTTTTTCATTGATTCCATTGAAAATTCTACATTGTAAAACTGAACCATATCTATATCAACTTCGTCCCATTGTTCCCATGTAAAAATTAAAATTCCACAAAATTTCTGTTCTTGTCTTTCCATCTTATCCTCCTATTAAAACATATCTACTCTTTCGTATCTGATATTTATGATTTTATCGTCATAAATATATTCTTGTTTCCCAGAATCAAGCATTGTAACATTGTAATATTCTCCGACTGTAATATCATTATCCATATCATCAAAATACTGAAACTGAAAACCGTTTGAATTTTCCAAGGTTACAAGCCCAGATTCATGATCTATTTTTGTTACAACCATAAGATCTGAATATGTTTTATTTACTTCCTGTTCTCCATGTATATATCCGTTAAAAGTTGATACAATCGCAAGGATAATTAAACAAAATAACTTAATCAAATTTTTCTTTTTCATTTTATGATTCCTTTTTTTTACAAAATATAATATACTACATATTCATATTCTTTTCCATTATATTCCAGAATTCCAGAATCACCATATGGGTATTGATCGTTTCTTAAATCCTTCTTAAATTCTTCAATGGTTCTTCCGTTTAGTTCTTCTTCCAATAATCCATTCCCTTTTAACTCGTCAATAAAATCTTCAAATGTTCTGATTTCATAGTTTTGTTTTTTAAGATAAAATTTTACGTCATTTTTTGACATTCCTGTTGCTTTTAAAATTTTTTCATCTGGAATATCATACAGTGTCATTGTTTACTCCCCTTCTTCCCATGGATTCAATTTATAGATTTCAAACTCTTCATATGTTACAAATTCATTATAACACTTGTTTTCCAATCTGTCAAGCAAAATTTCAAGTTCTACATCATTTTCTTTTTTAAAGAGAAATTCTTCTGCTTCTCCATGAAAAACTTCAATTCCAAAATCGTCCAATACACTAATAAGCATTTTAATTTCCTCCCTATGCAAAAATCATTATTGTAAATAGTACAATAAATGGTAACGCTAAAGCACACATTGTACCAAATAACTGAAAAGCTAATATTAAAAATTTCATGCTATTTTATTCCATTCTGTAAATGTAAAATCCGTTCTGTTCGTTCTCTTCTCCATCATACATGGAAATAAAATGCCCTCTCCCATCTGCTATGATTGCGTCCTCTACAAACTGTATATAATCTTCAATCAGCGCATACACAAGTTCATTTGCCTTTTCGCATAATGTTTCCTGCATTTTTTGTAATGCAAAAATAATATCTCTATCCTGTTCACCACTTGTATGCTTATATGCGGCTGTATGTTCCAAAATAAAATCTGTATTAAAAGCCCATAAAGATTCTCTAATACTATTTTCTGCTTCATTATCTGCTTCTTCATCTGTCAAAACCATATACTCTTCACCAGATTCAGATTCAAAAATGTTTTCACAAAGGTTTCTTTCACAAAGGTTCTCTACTTCTTCACCTAAAAATATTTCCAGAGCTTCTTTTTTATTTTTCATTTCTGTTTCCCATTTTGTCATTTTCAATGACCTCCTTTATTTGATATATTTACTATAACATATTATTTATTACTTGTCAATAGGAAAATTAAAAATAATTGATGGTTTTCCGTCAATATCAATCTCATAATAACTATATTTATACTTTCCGTTATATCTAACTTTATGTTGTACTTTGTGAATATTTTTTGGCTTAATTGACTTATATCCTTTTTTAGATTTTACAAACCGATATAATTTACTGGAACAACGATCATATTCAAAGATTAAACATGAAAGAAAATAATTTTCTATTCTTGATCTTTCACACTTTTTCTTTTCGATTTCTTTTGCAAGTTCAAAATCATCTATGTATTTATATTTTCCTTTTGAATCAAAAACATAAAATGAATTCCTTATTAAAATTTCCCCTCTGTTATTCCATAAAGTAGTTGTATCAAAATCATCAAATGCTTCAATAACTAGATCTTGTTTATAGATCCAGAAAAACCCATTAATGCATTTTCTGCTTTCAATTCTGATACATAAAATTCTTTTTCCATTGGAAAGATAAATTTTCATTTCTTCGCCGCTCTGTGAGCCACCAGAACATTTACTATAAAAATTATAACCCATTTTATAAAAGTTAATAATGTGCTGTGTAAAAATTTCTTCCAGATAATTAATATTATAAACCATAACATACCTCCAATTATAAATTATTTTTGATTTTTCCAAACTTTATACTCGTCTGGTGTCATAATTGTGTAACCTCCATCGACTTTTACGGTAATATCAAAACTTGAATACCATTTTGAATTTTTCTTTTCCTTATCAGCTTTATAGCGTGTTTCAAAAATCTGCATAACGTTTTCCTCCTTGAAATTCAATTTTGATTTTCGTTTTCAATTTTCATTTTTGAATTTGATTTTAATTTCTATTTTTAATTTTTATTTCTGATTTTATTGATTCTATCTATAACACTACATCCTTCACGAATGTTTCGCTTAAATCTTTCAGCTAAATATTTACCAACCGAAACGCTCATAGTGATAAATTCACCACTCAAGTCAGCATAATAAACAAAATCATTTCTCCAAAAGTGTTCATTATCTGATTTTACAAATTCAATAAAACAATAA